CGTTTGTCGTGGGCGCGCTCGCGGGAGGGGCCGGCGCGGCCCCTGTGGCTGGTGGTACTGCCGGAGCAACTGGCGGGGCGGGCGGTGTCGGCACACTGTCCGGCATTGCCCCGACGCTTGAGGGTATTGCGGCTGGGCCTGGCGCGATTTCCGTCCCGGCCGCTGCTGCCGGCGGTGCCGTGCTGCCATCGACAACGGCCGGTGTCAGCGCGCTCGGCACCTTGCCGGCGGTGAGCGCATCAGGGGCGGTCCCGGCCGCTCTGGCCGCAGGAACGACGGGCGCGGCCGCGGCGGCACCGGCCTACGGCCCGCTCGCTGGCGGATATGGTGCGGCCACGACCGAAGCGAGTATCCCGCCCGCGCTCGCGGCGACAGGTGCGACGGCCGGCGGCGTCGGCAGCACACTCAGCAGTCTCCTCCCGAAAGCCATCCCGGCCGCGGCCAACATCATCGGCAACCAGATCCAGAAGGGCGCGATCAACAACGCGGTGAACGCGCAGGTCGGGAGTCAGGAGAAAGCCCTTGAAGCCGAACGCCTCGGCGGCGAGCGCGCGATTGGGATCCTCGCCCCGTGGGCGAACGTCGGCGGCGCGGCCGCCAATCGTCTTGGTGAACTCCTCCATCTTCAGCCGCCTCCTGCGGTGCCTGGCCAGATGCCGGTCACGCCCGCACAGCAGTCGAGCGCGAATTCGTTCGTCCCGAATGCGGTGAGGAATTCGCCGACTGCGTCTCAGGTGTCGCAGGCGCCGGGACCGTACGCGAACTGGCCGATCTACCAAGCGCCTGACGGCAGCAAGCGGCGTGTGGATCCGTCACAGGCGCAGGCCGCAGAGGCGGCTGGCGCAACGAGGGTAGGCTGATGGGCTGGTGGGAAGACAACAACCTCGTCGGTATGCCAGCCGATGTGGCTGGTGGGGGCATCACGGGCGGCAAGGTCTACGCGCCTGGAGGGAGCGGCTCGTTCGACGAGAAGTCCGGCAGCTACGGCGAGGCTGGCGGCTGGAATGGCCCTTTAGTCGATCAGACACAGCCGCCGGCCGGACCAGCCGCGACGACGAACGCTCCGCAGGGCGGTCAGAACTACCAGCAGATCGTCGAGCAGTTGATGGGCGGCTCGAATGATCCTGAGAAACTGAAGCAGATCGCGCCGCAACTCCAGCAATACGGCATCAAACTCAGCAACCAGAACGCCTCCGGTGAACTGAGTAAGGTCATCCTGCCAGACGGCACGGCCGTGCGCGTCATCGGAGCCGGAGAAGGGCACGCGACGTGGTTGCCGCAACCAGGCACGGGAAGTGCCGGTGGCCAACCAGGCGCGCTCACCAACGTGCGCGGCACAGGCAACGGCAGTCAGGGCAATCTCTACAACCCCGACGATCTCACGGCCGGATTCACGCAGGCGTTTCAGCGGCCGAGCGGTGAGCCTGGCGCGGACCCGTTCACGGAGCAGTTCCACGCGCCAACCGCCGACGAAGCGCGCCAGTTCCCCGGGTATCAATTCGCGCTCGAGCAGGGGCTTCAGGGGATTGACCGCGGCGCGGCGAGTAATGGCACGCTGCTCACGATGGGCAACCAGAAGGACCGATCGCAGTTCGCGACCGGCCTTGCGGATCAGACCTATCAGAATCTCTACAACAACCAGCGCGGCGAGTTTGCCGACCGCTTCAATATCCATGCGTCCAACGCCGCGAATGCGAGCTCGGCCTACGGCAGTTCGTACGACCGGGCGATGAACGAGTACCTGAACGCGTTCAACATCTTCAACACGAATCAGGGCAATCTGTTCAATCGGCTGTCCGGCGTGTCCGGCCAAGGACTCTCGGCAGCAGGAGGGCAGGCTGGCGCGGCGCAGAACATCGGGCAGGCTGGCGCGAATGCCAACACGAACGCGGGCAACGCGCAAGGCGGCGGGGCCATCGCGACGGGGAACGCGAACGCGAACGAGGCGACGACCATCGGCCAGCTTGGCACCGGACTGTGGGACATGGGCGGTGCGTCGTCCTACCGAGATCCAGGAATATATGGCCAGCCTGGGGTCAACTACTGATGGCGATCGACACGTCCATCTACTCGATGGTCAGACCGCCGCCATCGCTGTTCAATCAGCTCGGCGAGGCGCAAGCTCTGCGCGGTGGGGAACAGGCGCTCGCGTTGGGGAAACAGCGTCAGCGCATGAACGAGCAGCAGATCCAGCAGAACGACTTTCAGCAGCAGGAGCAGCAACGAGCCATCGCGCTTCAACAGAAAATCGGCGAGGTGATGTCGCAATCGGTCGGACAGGACGGGGCACCTGACGAAGCCAAGCTCCGGCACGGATTCCTGTCCGACCCGCAACTGGCGCCGCACTGGGGGACCGTCGAGGCGAACATCACCAAAGCGAAGGAAGCCACCGCGAAGCTCCGCGAGACATTCCAGAAGGTTGGCGCCGACGACGACGAGAAGGTCGCCGCGATGGACCCGATTCTGAATGCGTCCAACTACGACCCGGCTGTTGCCGCGAAATTACTACAAGAGGTCGGCCCTGGGTTCTCACCGGAGAAACAGCGCGACCTGCTCCAGCAGATTCAGACCAACCCGACGCCGCAAGCCGTGCAGCAAATCTTCGCGCCGCGCGCCGCCGCCGACAAGACCCAGGCGACCAACGCGCATCTGGCCGCAGAGACCGCCGGGGCGGCTCAACTCGCGGCTGATCGGAAGGCTGAAGAAGCAGACAAGCAGTCGGCGCGTCGACTCGCGAATGCCTCGAATGCCCTGTATCTCGCCGCGCAGAAGGGCAAGGAGCAATACGCGGACGCCTACGCCGGGTTGTCGCCTGAACTACAAGGCCAGTTCGACGCGCCCGCGCGGTTCAATGAGAACACGGCCCAGAACGCGCTGGACGTCGCGCGTACGCCGCAGCAAATCTCAGAGGGCATCGACCGGGACAAGCGCGACGCCGCGAACAAGGCGAACCAGGAAGCGATTCGGAAAGAGCAGGAAAGGCGCGACAAGGCGGCCGACTGGTATCGGAAGCAGCGCCTCGCCGTGGCCGGGAACACCAAGAAGGACGAGGATCTGAAGCAGGACACCCACGAGTGGGACGTCCTCATGGGCAAGGCGAAGGCCACCTACGACGCCGAGAAGAATGAATGGGACACGCGGAATCCCTTCGCGAAAACGACTGGCGAGATCAACCCGAAGGATCCCCAGCCGAAACTCAAACTGCCGCCGGACCTGTCTGAATTTCACGCCCAGCGCGAGGAAGCGCGAGGACACGCCTCTCCCAAGAAGTCCGTCACGCAGGCCCAACTAGAAGCCGTCGCGAAACTGCGTGGCACCTCGGTGGAGGTGCAGCGGAAACGCGCCGAAGCCGAGGGGTTCACCATTGCCCCAAAGTAGTTCCTTCGCCGATGACCTCGCCTCGATTCGGAATCCCACGCCGAGCGCTGGTTCCTTCGCGGACGATCTGCGTGTCGCGTCCACCGGTTATTCGGTCTCGCCGGACGTCGGCGCGCTGATCGGATCGGCCGGCGCTCCGCTGCCGAAGCCGCCGTCACCGACCACATTTGAACCGCCGCCGCCGCCGGACCGCAACTTCGACGTGAACCAGAAGACCGGCGAACGCGTGACGCCGTTGCCCATCGGCACGATTCCCGTGCTCGACGCGCCAGCGATCGGCATCCCGCAGGCGGCGCGCGGCGCGAAGAACCTCGTCACGGACCCGTCGCTCGGCGCGGCCAACGACGTCATCGAGGGGCTGTTCAAGACGGCCGAGCCGCTGATGGCCGGAGCCGCCATCGCGAATCCGCTCCTGACCGGGCAAATGGTCCTGCGTTCTGTCATCGCCAGCAAGTTCGGCGAGGACGTGGCGGGTAGCGTGGGCGCGTCGGAGGAAGGCAAGCGGCTGTCAGGCAACGTGGCCGCGCTGTTGTCCGGCGGCCTGGGCGTGAAGAAGTTCGCCGAGAAGGTGGCGGCTGACGCGCGGGCGGTCGCCGAGCAGGTCCGGGCCTTCGACGCCGCCAATCCGCGTCCAGCGCCGCCTGAGACGGTCAACGTCGGTCGAGGGGCCACTCCTGCCGCAGCGGCCGAGCGCGTCTCTACGCCAACGCCAGCGCCACCCCCAGAGTCATTCGCGGCCGACCTGGACATCATCCGGCCGGAACCACCACCGGTTGAAACTGTCACAAAACAGGCACAGGAAGCGCCAATCGCACCCGTTGAGCCGCCGCCAGCTCCAGCCGTCGCGCCGAAGTTCGACGCTGAGACACGGAAATTGCTCCGGAAGCAGGGAGTCACCGACGCGACCATCGACAAGATGGAGCAGGACCAGCGCGTCAGCGTGGCGGCGGCCGAGCCGCGTGTCGATGTCGTGCCTCCCACACCGCCCGCTGGACTCTTTCGGCCAGGCGACACCATCAAGATCGTCGGCGAGACGGACGACAAGGTCCACACGATCGATTCGGTCGGGCCGGATGGGTGGATCTACACGAAGTCCGGCGCAGCGGTGAAGCCTGAACAGGTGTACCGCGCCGCTCCGACGCCTGTGCTGAGCGGCGGATTCGACTACGACCGCCAGCCGAACGCGGCTACGCAGCCTGAAATAGCGCCAGCCGAAACTCCGCAGCCAAGAGGACGCGTGGCATCGTTCCCAACCCGTGAGGACGCCACGCTATCCACTGAGGCTGAACTGAAAGCCGTGCTGCGCGATCCCTCGAAATCGAATATTGAGCGCGCATACGCCGCGGACGAGATGGAGGTTCGCGGACTGGACCCCGGAGCCGTTCTCGGCTACACCAAGGCGGCAACAGGACAAGAGCCGCCCCAGATGCCACGGCGGAAGACTCCACCACAACCTGTGGAGAAACCTTCGGAAAACGAGCGATTCAAGAGCATGGCCGTCGCCCGTAGCGACGTGGTGGATTACCTCCAGGCAAATCCAAATGGCGTGACGCCAGGGCAGGTCGCTTCCGCGTTGTTTGGCGGCAATTTGCAGGTCGCGCAAGGCACGCTCTCTGCGCTCGACCAGTTGCGGACCATCAACGCGCGAGGCGAAACGCGAGGTGGACGTGACATCACCGTCTACTACCCGAAGAACTTAGCAACTCAGCCACCCGTGGTGGAGAATGGTGTTGCCTCGACCGAGGAAGCGGTTCCAGTCTTCGGCGCGAACGGGCTGGCTGATCAACTCAATCGGATCGAGGACCGGGTCGACCGCCTCACGATGCGAGGCACGATCAGCGAATCGGAACTTGAGCAGATCGAAGCTCTCACGGATCGGATCGAGCAGCAGATCGGCACGCGGAAAGAAATACCGGCCGCCGAAGCGGCCAAGATGGGCGACGAACTCAAGGCGGCCATCCAATCGCTTCGGCCCGCTCGCCGGGCACAACTCGCCGCAGCAACGAAGGATGTCAATGAAGCGCGCAACCTTCCCGGGGAGCCGGTCAGTCCTGCCGCACCGGCCGCGAGTGCCCAAGTTGATGATGGGCAAGTCGCGCCGCGTGGCGAAGGTGAACGCCCTGCGCCTGATGAAAGCGGGCTTCTCGCGTCAGGACGCCGTGAAGGGCGCCCTGCACAGCGTCGGGCTGTGGGCCGGACAATCAAGCCAGACGCCAGCGCCGACAACGACACCCTCAACGAGCTCGTCGCCAGAGCCGTTGCCGGCGGGTATCGAGGCGACACCAATACCCTCAGAACAGACCTGACGGAACGCCTTCAGGCGCTCCGCGACATCGACAGCGAGTTTGCGGACTCCGGCCGCAACCCCATCACGCTCCTGAAAGCCATCGCAAAGCTCGGCGGCATCAGCAGCCGTGCGGAAACCGGACAAAAGGGCGAGATTGCACGCCTCAAAGAGTTCCGCGATCAGCAGTCATCCGAGCGCCTGACCACATCGAAGACCGGTGAAGTGAAGCGGCGTGGCCGACCGGGCGGCATCATCACGATGGATTCGATTCGTGGTGTGCGTGGCATCTTCCGTGATGCTGGACTCCCGCTCGATGACATCGTCGCTCGCCTCAAGCAAGATCCAGAATTCGACCACATTCAAACTATCGAAGACCTCACACACGAGATCGAACTGGCCGCGTCAGATCAATCCGACGCGCTCTCAGCCAAGCGATTCGTGAAGGGCCTCGGCGAGAAGTACTGGGAGAACGTCAGCGAACCGGTGGAGCAACCGGCCGGCGAGGACGTGAACGAATTCGGCGAGGTGCAGCCGCGCCTGCCGGAAGCCGGAATGGTCCGCGAGCAGAACATCGAGACGCCGGAGTTCGATGCGCCCTTCTCGCTCACCGCTGAAATCGACAAGCAGATCAAGGAACGCGACCGCGATCTGTTTGAGCGCGAGCCCGGCGCGGACGACGAGGACGAGACCACGCTCAGTCGCTTCATGCGCGAGGAAGAAGGCAGCGTGCCGCTTCCGGAGGATCTTAAGACGATCGCGAAGGGGATGCGCCAGATTGCCGGCGAGGTCGCCGCTGTTATCGCCCCGCAGTCGCGCTCTCCAGAAGCCCAGCGCGCCGCCGACATCGTACGCCTCGCGATGGCGAAGGCTGCGAACCCTGGCACGGTCGAGCGCATGAAGGCCGACAAGCGGTATGGGATCGGTCCATCGAAGGGCGCCGAAGTCGCCTTCGCGAAGGGTGGCAAGGACAAGGCGGTCGCCGACATCTCGTCCTACGAGCGCACCGGACAGTTCCCGGCGGTCAGCGGTCTCGACCCCGGCTACAGCAAGCTCTATCAGGACTCCCAGATGGCGAGCCTGATTCTCTACCGCTACGCGTACGGTGCGGATCAGGTCGGCTACATCGAGAACCGCGTGGCCAGACTGTTCCGGTTCCCTGATCGCGCCAATCAGGCGAAGGGCGAAGCCTTCCTCCACGCCAACGCGCGGAAGCTCTCAGCCGACCGCGGCCCAACCAAAAGCCGCGTGCTGGACATGCCGCTCGACCAGGCGCTCGCCCAGATGAAGGCGCGCGGCATCGACGTCGAGATGGCCTCGTGGAACCCGGAGACGATTCGCCAGTGGGATCTCTCCAACGCGCGACTGGCCGCCGCGATGCGCGATGCGTGGACAGATCTCAAGGCCGGCGGCCTCGTAACGTGGGTGAAGGCTGGAGATAAAGCTCCCGCCGGCATGGTTGCGATCGATGAGAAGGGCGCGAAGTTCTTCTACCCGCGCGAGCGCGAAAAGGCGATCGTGGATCCGAACGGTAATCGCACGGTCATTGTCGGCGGGAAGTACTACGCTGACGAGAACGTGGCGCGCGTGCTGAACAACGTGGTGTCGGACGGCTTTGGCATGAGGGTCACCGTCAACGGCATCATGAAGATCAACAACGCCTACAACCAACTCCAACTCGGGTTCTCGGCCTTTCACGCGATGGGGACCGCGATTCATGGTGCCGCGGCCGACGCGCACATTGCCGTTCGTCGACTCATGGCTGGCGCGCCAAGCGAAGCCGTGCTACCGGCGCTCCGCGCGATGGTGCCCGGCGTGTCGTTCGCGCGCGACATCTACCGCGGCGCCCACTACGTCAACGATCTCAAGCGCGACAACCCTGCGGCCTGGGACGCGCTCGAGAACAAGTTGAACCCGGGAGGCGTACGTCTCCAGATGCAGCAGGACTACCGCACCGACATGATCAAGTCGATGACGGAGGCGTGGCGGGAGGGGAAGTACGACAAGGCGCTCGTGCGTCTGCCGCTGGCAGTCGTCGAGGCCATCGCGAAGCCGCTGCTGGACTACGCCGTGCCGCGGGTAAAGATTGCCGTCGCGCTCGACCGCATGGCCGAAGTGAACCGCCGGATGCCCAACGCGACGCCAGAGCAGAAGGCCCGCGCCTACGCCGCCGCCTCCGACCAGATCGACAACAAGTTCGGGTTGCTCGTCTACGACAACGGGTTCTGGAAGCGCACGCATCGTCAGGCCGCGCACATGAGCACGCGTTCGGTGGGGTGGTCATTCGGCACGCTGCGGTGGGGCGTGGGGACCGCGGCCGACATGGGCCAGGTCGTCAAGAATCTCGCCAGCGGGAAGCACGCCGATGCGAGCGACCGCATGATCGACGCGCTCGTCTACCCGATGGTCGCCGCCTACCTCGGTGCGATGTACATGTATCTCAGCACGGGCAAGAAGCCGAAGTCGGCCAAGGACGTGTTCTACCCGGAGAACGGACGCACAGACAAGAACGGGAAGCCGAGTCGCACCGTCCTGCCGACCTACATGAAGGACGTCTATGCCTACTCTCAAGACCCGCTCGCGACCATCCTCCAGAAGCAGTCGCCGGTCCTCGAATCCACCTACGACCTGCTCAAGAACGAGGACTACTTCGGCGTGCTGATTGCCGATCCTGACGACCCCAAGGTGAAACAGTGGGAAGACCGCGGCAAGTACATTCTGAAGAACGCGCTCCCGTTCAGCATCACACAGGGCCAGCGCATCCATCAGGAGAGCGGCGGCGACCTCGCGCAGAGCGCCGAAGCCTTCCTCGGGCTGACGCCGGCCAGCGCCGCCATCTCGCGCACGCCGCTCGAACGGTATCTCCATAGCCTCGTGCCGCCCGCGCATCTCAATCACGAGCAGGCCGAACGCGCCCAGGCCAGGCGGGATGTCCGTGCGCTCGCGCAGGGCGGCAAGATCGCCGAAGCCGTGCAGGCCGCGCGTGAGTCTGGCATGTCGGCCGCGTCGATCCGTGCGACACTGAAGACCGCCCGCGAGGGCACCGTGCGCTCTCAATTCGAGCGGTTGTCGTGGAACCAGGCGGTGAAGGCGTACACGCTGGCGGATCCGGATGAGCGGAAGCCGCTGCGGATCGCGGTCGACCGCAAGGTTGGAGCGGCAATGGCGGCGGCATCTGACAAGGCGGAACGTGACAAGGTGCTGGAGACGTATCGTGACCTGCGGAAACTGCCGACCGAAGAGGCACAGCCGAAGTACATGGCCCCGTCGTTGATGCAAGGAGCGACCGCACCGTGAGTGCCAACACTGGACGCGTCGGCTTTCCTGTTCCGCAGACCGCCGAGGTCATCGCCGGCCGAGATCCATCTGGGCTGACCAGGGGGGTGGCGGTCGACGCAGACGGCAATCTGACCGTCAGTGTCAGTGTCACGTCCAGTGGGGCGGCCATCGAAGACGGCGCGGACGCAGCCATCAAAGCCACGGTCAAGGACTACACCAATAGTAATCCGCTGACGGTCGTTCTCACGGATACGTCTGGCGATCCCTACGTCGCTGGCGTGGCGGTTGGTGGCGCGACCGCCGCGAATCAGGTCTTGGAAATCGCTGCGGTCAACAAGATCAACGCGCAGATCCTTGACCTCGATACCGGCGGCGGGACCGCGAACACGGTCGGCCTCTTCCTGGCGCTGCCGGCGAGTGGCGGCCCGGTCGCTGGGGGGACCACGACGAATCCCATCCACATCATCGTGGACTCAGGTTCGATTACGACTGGCGGGCTGACCGACACGCAGCTCCGGGCGACTCCGGTCCCGGTTAGCGGGACGGTCACGGCGAACGCGGGCGCCAACCTCAATACGTCCGCACTGGCCCTCGAAGCCGGACATCTCGCAACCATTGACACGACCACGGCGGCCGGCAACGTGCTCGCGGGGGCAGTCACAGAGGCGGCACCGGCTACGGACACGGCCTCGAGCGGACTAAACGGACGTCTCCAGCGGATCGCGCAACGCCTCTCGTCGTTGATCGCCCTCCTGCCGACCGCGCTCGGGGCCGGCGGCGGCCTGAAGGTGGACGGGTCTGGCACGGCGCTACCAATTAGCGGGACCGTGACGGCGACCGTGGCATCCACCACCATCACCGGGAATGTGGCGACGACGGTAGCCGATGCGGCCAACGTTAATCAAGGCGCGAATGCCGATGTGGCTATTGCGGCCGGAGCGGCCGGAACACTCTCTGCGAAACTGCGCTCGATCTCACGAGATCTAGTTGCGAACATTGTTCTCGCTGCTGGAAGCAGCATCATCGGCAAGGTAGGAATAGATCAGTCCACTCCAGGCACAACGAATGCTGTGTCGATAGCACAGATCGGAGGCACGACAGTTGTTACTGGCGGCGTGAACGGTTCGCTTGGCACGGGCGGCAACGTCGCACACGATGGCGTCAACGCTGGAAATCCTGACCTAGCTGGCGCAGAAGCGATCGCATTCGGAGCGAATCCAACGGCGGTCGCTGCCGCTGACCGCACGAAACTCTATGCGAATCGCGCAGGTGTGCCGTTTGTTCTGTCTGGGCATCCCAACATCATCACGCGTCGAGACAATTACACGTCAGCGCAGACAGACACGAAGCTCATCACGGTGTCGACCGGGACGAAAATTGTCGTCGTGTCCTGCACGATTGCTTCTGATACTGCGACATCAACCAAGCCGGCCGTGAGGGCTGGGTTCGCCGCGTCCACGACTCCAACTGGAGCAGGCGTCTATATTTCGCATCCTGGCCTGTCGGCTGGCAGCGGGATTCGTGAGGCTGGAGCCGTCGCAGGAGCAGACGGTGACGACTTCATCTTCACGTGCGCTGCCCCGACGAGCGGATCGCTTGATGTGGTCACGAAATACTTCACGATTGAGAGTTAATCATTATGGCCATCACAGACCCGCAAGCGATTCGCTTCTGCAACGAAACCGTCAGGCCGCTCTGCGAGCGCACGAGAGCATTGAGAGCCGACATCAACGCGGCGAGAGCAGCCTACGATGCGGGTATCGGCGACTTCTTCTTCTCGCACGGCGCAGAAGCGGTCGAAGACGGCAGAGAGGCAGAAGGTATCTCTCGTCTTATCGGCGATGATGTGCTCGCGTTTGTGGCATTGTTGCTGGAAGACATCAAGAACACGCTGAACGATACAGGTAACGCGGCGGTGATTGCCAAGCCGTGTGTGCGCGACCTGGTGACATAGCGCATGGCTATCGTCCAGCGGTTTTTCTCTACGAGCAGCGCCGGAGCTGCGGACGGCACGACGTGGGCTGATCGCGCCGTGCTGTTCAACGGAAGTAATCAGTGGTCAACGATTATCACCGGATTCGATTTCAGCGGATCGGACTCGCTTCAGTGTCTCATTGGTCCCGGAAACTATGCCTGCGCGCAATCCCTGAGTGGATCGCTGTTTAGTAATCCCCCCACGCTAGCGAATCCAATATTTTTAACGGGCTGCGATTCAAGCGGAGTCTTACTAGCTATCCCAGACCCGAATTGGACAAGCGCTGAGCCAGCATGGGACGATTCGACACTGCCTATCATCAGCACGGCCGTTGACATACTGACGCTATCATTTGCTTCGGCCAATACCTGCTACGTCTACCTTCTGAAGTTCACGGCGACAGTTAATAGCACGCTCGTCATCAACACGGCGACATTGACGTGGTGCGTGGTTACGTCGTCATCTCCCGGAAATAACGTGAGATGTGCGCTGCTCAGCAATCTAACCGTCGGCTGCGTGTTCACCATTACGAGCAATAGCTATCTGGCTGTTCTTCAGTCTCCAGCCGATCTCATTAACTGTCGCGTTGAAGGCAATCCAGCGGCGTCTGATGACGCGCACGGTGTCATCTACACGGGATCTGTCGGTCGGATTACCAGGTCAACGATTGTGAACAATGCTGGCAGCGCGATCTACGATTTCTTCGACAGCAGCAGCTCCTACTATCTCCAGCGTTGCGTATTGGCCAACAACAACGGGTACGGGGCGCGGACGCATGGCGGCAGCATTGACGCGCATTCACTGATGGTCACAGGAAACGGTGCCTACGGCCTCTACGGTGTCGCGGGTGGGCGGTTCGTGATTGACCATAACAGGCTCAGAGACAACACATCTGGGAACACGACCGGCTTTGGTAATTATCCCCTTCTCAACGATGATACATCGGCTGGGTCTGACGGGGCAGAATACGTCTCGGCAGGAGCCAATGGGGATTTTCGGATTAAGAATACGAGCACGTTGTGGGACAAAGGATATGGCGTCACTGACGAGCCCGCGGCAGCCAGTGCGTCTGGAACATCTGGCATCATCGGTGATGGATCAACATGGTAAAACTCATCTGGCGTTTCCTCATGGCGTCACTCTTCATGGCCTCGACGGCTGCGGCGGCAGACCTGAAGGTGCAGTGGCAGCAAAACGCGGCGGCTGAAGGCGTCACGAATTACAATGTGACCATTGACGCGCTCGCTCCAGTGGTCGTACCGAATATCGTGAACACCACGTGTAATTGTGTCCAACTGATTGCGACATTTGCGACTGGCCCACACGTCGTCAGGATTTCCGCTGTGGCACCCCTCATCACAGGGATCGCCGTCGATGGCGTCACTCAGGCCGACGAAGTAGCAGAGAGTGCGCCCGCCACACTCACCTTTACGCTCAATCCTGGCGGTCAGATCAAGAATGTCACGGTGAAGAAGTAAACGATCAAGCTCCAGATGAAGTATTAGGCCCCACACATGATCAACCGCCTACAACGGTTCCTGCGCTGGCTCGGTGCGCTGCTCGTGGCGTGGGGCACACCGCCGCGTCCAGCCTGGCCAGATTCGTGGGCGCCGATGACGCCGGAGTCGTCTGCCGCGCTGCGCGAGCTCTTTGCGCGGCCATCCGATCCGGGCGCGTGTCCGACGTGCGGTGCGTCCTGGCTTGAGCACCACTGCCCATTCACCGTCTCGACGAGCACAGCGGAGCGTCAATGCGAGGTGTGCAATATGGCGCTCTCAGTCGACGCCGTCCGGACGCATGATGGGAAGTGGCGCTGCCGGGCGCACAAGGAATCGGTGTGACACTTGATCCGGTCGACGAATCCTGGCGTGATCGCTTCGAGGCCAAGATTGAACGGCTCATCGATGACAAGCACAAGCGCGTCAATATCCGTGTCGATGACTGCGAACGCGCACACGAAAAGCTCGCAGAGAATATCCAGGAGCGGTACGTGTCAAAAGAGTCCTTGAGGTACCAACTCGACGGCATCAACAACCGGCTTGAGGACCGCTACGGCCCGATCCTTACTGCTCTGAAGTGGGTCATTGGCATCGTGTGCGGTGGATTTCTCGGTGGCCTGGTACACTACGTGTATACACACAACTCATGATCAACATCGCTGGCGACCTACCGCCGCGCTGGATTCTCGTCGTGGTCTCCATCATGGGCGCGTTCAGCGCCTACTACTGGACCCTTCAGTTATTGAGATGAGGCGTGAATGAAAGCTGTTCCATTCGGCCCGGTGCGCGTGACCAGCGAGGCCGACGCGCAGAAATTACTCGGCTCCCTCAAGGGACCACGCGGCAAGGCGCCGACGCACATCACACTGACGATTGTGCCGGTCGCCAGGAAGCCCAGCAAGAAGCCGAAGGTTGCGCTGTACTACTGGTGGGGCGATTGGTCAGGCTTTTCCTTTTACGGGTGATGTGTCCCTTGCGCTGGCTGCGTGTTAGAATCCTGCGCGTGGGAGACACCATCAACGTCTACATCGGCGGATCTGGCCCGGCGGATCCGAGAGTCGACACCATCCTTACCAAGCTAGGAGACATGATGAGCGCAAACGCAGACGCCGTGAAGCAGTTGGAAGCCCGCATCGACGCCGCCACGACAGCCATCTCCGACCGAATCGACACGCTCATCTCGCAGATCGGCACCGGCATGACGCAGGCCGAGGTCGACGACTTGAAGGCCGCTATGTCGGCCGAGGCCGACAAGTTGGACGCGCTCGGAAAGCCAGTCACCCCTTTGCCCTAGGGCACCTGTGCGCCGTCATCGACGGCGAGTAGGCGCCGGCAGCACCGACAGCGTTCCACGAAGTACGCACCCAGGAGCAGACGGACCGGATCGTCCGGTCCGTACGGCTCGCACCTGTCGGTATCTCCGTCCAGGCACATCGGCGTCTGTGTCTCGGCGCTCGCCAACGCTTCCGCTTCCGGGTAGGGAATCTCCAGCCGGTAGGACATCACGTCTCCAGAATCTCGATCCCGTGCTCGATCTGCATCCACTTCTTCTTGAGCAGGTAGATGTCTTCGCGCAGGCCGCCGGTCGGCTTCACGTCCTCAACGATGCGCTTGCCGAACTCGGTGTAGACGAAGTCGGCGACGTACCGCGTGACGATTTCCTTCAGACCGTCAGGGGTCGTGGTCGTCAGGTCGTAGCGCACCTGTCGAGCGAGGTTGCGGACCAACCCGGCCTGCTTGAGCACGCACAGCCCGATCCACCGCTTCGCTTCCTTGCGCGACCGGAACAGGATCCACTCTGGCCGCTTCGTGTCCTTCGCGTACTCGATCATCTCCAGCGTGGGCGTCACGAACACCCAGCGGGCGCCGCGGCGCGTCCCGCGGTCAGCCCCCTGCGCGAACGCGCGGCCGAAGTTTCGCGGCTTCACTTGGCCTGCTCTTTCGGCTTCAGTTTACTGAGCACTGCCGCTGTGGCCGGCATGGTGATGCGATTCGTGAAATCGCGCAGTTGGAGATCGATGTCATCTGGACGTACGACGAACGTCGCCCACGCAGCCGTCCCGTCCTGCCGCTCAATGAGAACAGCCCCTAATGTCTCGCCAAGGCTACGCCTCGCACACAACATTCGACTACGGTCCATATGGGTCAAAAACGCACGCGCGGTATTCTCAGTCATCAGTCCTCTCCTGGCTCGCGCGCCGCCTTCAGCGCGGTCCAGCGCGCCGTGTAGGCGGATCGTAGCAACTCCTGCTTCGCCTTCGGGAGCGCCTTGACCTGCTCAGAGATGGCCTTGAGCGCGTCGAGCGTGGGCGCCTCGTTGATCGCGAACGTCAGCCGGTCAATCGCGGTGGGGTCGTCGTCAACCGTGCGTGGCACCTCGCCGCCCTTCGCCCACGCCGCGAGTTTTGCCCCTGAGTCTTCCGTGATCGGCTTGTCCGCTGGGAAGAACGGCCGATGCTGCGCCTCCAACTTGATCGGCAACGGCACGCCGGGATGTTCAGCCATCAGCAGAAAGCTCGCGGTAAGTTCGTACGGGAGGTTCTTCTCGCAGATCGGGAACCAGCCATTGAGCGCCGTCAACCCCTGCTTGGCGACCACTTCCATGCGCCCGCCCTCACCACGAATCATGTCCACCTTTTGCTCAGCGCGGAAGCACAGGATCAGATGCGCGCGGACCTGGAGTAACCGCTGCACCATATGCTTGTGAGACATCTTTGGCTTGATCCAACTCGCCATCTTGCACGACTCGCGCTTCTTGTAGTCGTCCCTCGCCATGCGATACAACTCGTCCTCCTGCATGTCGAGCACGCCTCCCTCGCCCGACCACTCAAGGCTCGCTGAGTCCACAAGGATCGCTTGGTAGCCGGCGTCGTCAGCCGCCTTGATGGCCTCAGAGTAGCGGTCTGGAGTGAACGGTGGCGTCAAGTCGCCGTGATCGAAGGCAAACCGATCCGCGTAGTGTTTCGAGCGCGCGGCCTCCGTGTCGATGACGGCGAACGGCTTGTCGCCGCAGATACCATTCGCGAGTCGCATCGCCGACATGGTCTTCCCGCTGCCGGTGCCGCCCGACAAGCCAATGAGCAGGCCGACGTTCTCGCGTTTCGCTGGTCTAAATTGAAAGCTCACGGTCCTCCTTCGCCAGCCACGCGGCCTCGGCCCATGATGGCATCTCGGCCCAGCACGTACGATGCTCATAGCCGGGCCACTCGTTGTTGTCGAGACAGGTCTTCCAGAGCTCGAGCGCGTAGCGGACCTTGCGCTCTGCCAGCATCATGGCGCCGGCCGTCAGCCCGACAACCGACAGGGCGTACGGCGCTTCCTTCTCGATGAACGCGAACCTGAACACGGCATCCTCTCCGGTCAGCCGCTTCAACCCACGCAGATAGAACGCGGCCTGGATGTCGTAGCCCATGCCGAACAGCGAACGCGAGCAGACTTCCGGGTTGGCATTCGGCGTGGTCTTCAGATCGTCGATGGCTCCAGCGCGTAGCCAGTCCAGTCGCGCCCGGCACCACGCGCCGTTGTCCTCCTGCCACACGAGAACCGACTCTGGCTTGCCGGCGCGGAACATCTCTTGTCCTCCGTCCGTGTGGTCGAGCAGTTGCCGGCGTGTCGCGACTACCATCTGCTCGACGTCCTTCCAGATGTGCGGGAGCAGGGGGATCTTCCCTTCGGCCCGTGCCTTGTCGCGCGCCTCCTTCGCGACGTTGGTGCGCCAGTCCTTCGCGTCGATGATCTGGACCGCCGCCGTGCCTTCGAGCAACACGGCATGGGCCGCCGTCCCGATGTCAAACCGCTCGTCCTCCTGCTCCACCGCGCCAGGATTGAGCCGAGGATGTCGCATCTTGGCGTGCAGCGGCGACGACAGGCAGAGCAGTTTCGCGATGGAGGACGACAGCGACGGAGTCAGGCACGGGTCGGCGTGGTACTCACTCGCTGGCATGTCGTCGTAGATGCCTGGTTTGTATTTCGGCACGAGCTTGGCTTCGAGTTCAGCAATGGTCGCCTCCGCGACGCGCTTCATCAGACCCTTCTGGGTCAAGGCGAGATGCTGTTGCGGTTCCAGTTCGTCGCTCATCGCTTCCTCGCTTGGAAGGCGGTTTGAATCGAACTGGTGCTCATACCGTAGCCTCGTCAGCCTTCTTTGCGCGCCGCGGCTTCTCGTCCGCATTCTCAAGCGGCAACACAGTCTGCTGTTGCTCGAAGGTCACGAACAACTGCTCGGTGTACGCGCTGAAGATGAACAGCAGTTCATCGGGAGCCGGATAGCGCATCTTGACCTTGAGTCGCGCCGAGAGAATCGGCCCTTCCTTGTCGGCGCGGACCTTGATCGTGTTGTCCACCTCGACATCGTCGAAGACGTGCGCCCCGGGCGCATCCGGCGCGGTGCGAACCGCCATGCGCTGTGGTGCGACCGCGATCTTCATCTTGCAGTCGATGATCAGGTCGTTCGGTTCCCCGCTGCTGTTCTCGAACAGGTCGGTGCCGAGGCCGAGGTCGTCAGCCATCTCGCGCGTGAACGGCTGCGCCATGAAATCCAGCGTGAGAGTCTTGCGTGTTTCGTCGTCCACGGTTTCGACGCCTGGACGGATGTCGCGGAGGTAGAGCGGTTGCTGCGGTCTGAACATGTGCGGTCCTTTGGTTGGCTGCTGTTTCCGGCGACGGGCTTGGGCGCGGCGTTCTTTCGGTGTGTAGCCCCAGACGTCGTAGGTGCCATCGAGCACCTTCGGATGGTCCGGCGCGAAGATGGGCGGATACTCACTCACGGACGGCGTCTCAGGCGTGCGGCAATGCCGACGAGGCCGATGCCGAAGAGACAGAGCGCGCCTGGCTCCGGCACGGGGTCGATGCTGCGCGAATCTGGCCGAGCCACGATCGCGATCACGGCCGTGTCCCAGCAACTCGCCAGTCCGTAGTCGCAGTGGAACGGCTGGCTTTGCGGCACGCCGTCCTGAAGGAGTGCCGGCGTGCCCATAAACACGTCCGCGTTCTGAAACGGGTTCGGCAGGCACCGCGGCGCCGTGTTGTGTCCCTCGATGTCAGCCCAGAAGCTCCCACAGGGCGCTTGATGCACGTTGTCCGCGTAACCGAACAACAGCGTGAAGGCGTCATCGCTATAGACTTCGACGAGTCCATGCGCTTCGTTGAAGCCTGACCCGGCCGAGGTTTCATTGGCCGTGAGGATGTGCCCGAAGTCTGGAACCGTATGAATCACGCCATCAATCACGACCTGCGCGACGGCGATGTCACCGCCGTAGTCCGACAGGTCGAAGTTGTAACTCGCGAACTGGCTCGGACCATGCTGATCGTCCTGCGCCAGCACGAGGGATTGTCCGGCGGCGAGCGTGACGGGCAACGCCCAGCCGACCGTGGCGGCGTTGAACGTGCTGGTGCCGACCGTCACGGTGACGGCCTGCACGGTGATGGGACCGGCGCTCACGAGGCGTGGCAGGCCCAGCAGCGCAACGATGAGGAGTAGACGTGTCTTCACTGATGTCTCCCTTCTAGTGCTCGTGTGGCGTGTTGGGATCTGGGATGTCGGTGTTGGTGATGCGGATCGCGGGCGCACGCCAGCACGTTGGGGCGCCCCATCGGCAGATGTTCGCCGGCAGCGCCTCCGTGCCAGGCTCGCGGAACGTCGATTCGCCTTGAAAATACGTCGGCGCGAAGAAATCCAGCGGGAAGCATTCCAGCAAGACGCACGGTGCGGGCGTCCAGTTGTCCGCGTAACTGACCCACACGTCGATGTTGCCGACCCGATAGACCAACTCCCATTCGACGCCGCGGTTGCCGACTGGCCGTCCGAACAGCACACGGTTCCGATCAAAGATCGGCCGCTGCGTCCCGTCGATGGTGACGAGCACGACCGGCATGGACGTCGGCGGTAGGTCGAAATTGAATCGTGGCGTCTGCGTCAGGATGACACTCTCTCCAGCACCGAGCTTGACGGGCAGTTGCCAGCCGAGCGCGGCCCCCTGGTAGATGTCCCAGCCGGACGCGAGGGTCACATCGTCCACCGTGAAGTCAGCGGCGGCAATCGGCGGGGCGAGCATGAACACGACGAACGCGACGGACCAAAGGATGCGGTTCACCATAGAGACTCCTTCTGCGGTTGATCTGAATGGACGATCTAGTCATTGAAGTAGCAGCGGCGTTGTCCGATGAGCGGAAACATGGGCTTCGGTTTCTCGATTGGTCTGGTGTCGTACTGCTGGTCGGCCTGGGCTGCGAGCGACCGCGCCGTGATGATGGGCGAGAGACCAGGCGAGAACGACATCGTGATGGTCATACCACTCGGCGACCCGGCATCAACGAGGCGTCGGACCTGGTCAATCGCCGCCTCCATCGCGCTCTCGTATTCGCGGCGCACCCACGAATTACTGATACCAATCGCCGGCATCAGAGGTGGGCGCCGAAGCGACCGATCGGGCCACGGTTCCTCCATTGGCTCGATCCCGACCCGTTCCAACGGCCGGATGATGCGTCTATCGCCCGCGCCGATCTCGACATACGCCTCGCCGAGCGGTCCCGTGAAATAGATCGTGGCCCTTCCACGCGGCTCGAATTTATAGATGGCGTCACCACGGCCGATCGGGAGCTGAGAGACCTCGCTGGCATCCACCCTGATCAGTTCGTACAGCGTCACGCCCGAAAGACGAGTCTCGCGCACGAACCCACGGATGGTCGGCTCCGTCTCCGGCGCTGGCGGGAGCACGATGGGGTTATCGGCGAGCGTGACGCGCCAAAACTGCTCGGTTCGTGCTTCTCTGAGGCACGCCGAACACCACGGCGAATTCAGCCCACGAACCCCCAAGCATCCATTGGTGGCGCATTTATTCGGCACTCGGCACCTCCGATCGCGCGACGTTCCGATCCGTCCAATCACGGTCGTCCACCACGTCTTGCAGTTCCCGCCACAGCCTGTTACGCTCGCGCTTCGTCCGCACGGGGATACCGGCGAGCGACAGCACCTCGCGATAGCCACGGCGGCGCGAGTCGTATTCCTCCAGCACGAGGCGCACACGATCAGGCTTGCGGGCGCGTTTAGGAAGTGCCGGGTCAAGGATGCGCGCGGCTAACTGGTCGGGGGTTTCCAGTTTGTTCAGCCGCACGCCTTTGTAGGGATTCGGCATCATGTCTCCGTGCGTGGTCCGCTGCTGCCGTCCGTGATGAACACCGAGACCGCGCCCTCGTCCTTCGTCACCCACTCCATCCAGATCTGCGCGTCGGCCGCCGTCGCCTGAGCGGACAACTCGGCCAGCGAATCCTCGTCCAGCAGGTTCCCGTTCCGCACCAGCAGCACCTTCAACGAGGGATTGAGCGCCAGCCCGATCGCGACCGACACGCGCAACTGCTCCGAGCTCGACGCCTGCGTGAAGGGGAGACCGCTCCAGGTCACGCCATCCTCGCTCAGCCCGAGGCCAGCCACCGGGAACGTGACCGCCGCGAGCGCCTTGCGCTTCGCATCCTCGGCCGCCTTGACGGCCTTGTCCTGCTGCGCGACCTGTTTCGCGAGGGTATCGGCTTCCGCTTGCGCCGCCGCGTAGGTCTGATTCTGGCGAACCTTCCGGTTGGTCGCTTCGATCTCGGCGAGCTTCGCTTGGATGACCGTCACGTCCGGCACGACGGCCCGCGCCGACTCGGCGGTGATGAGGCGTGCGTCAATCTCCCGTGCGTTGTCCTCGCTGTCCTTGACCGACCGCTTCAACTCAGCCTCTTTGTCGGCGAGACGCGCTCGCAGTTCAGCCGCCTCGGTCTCGAGTCTCACACGCTGGCGGTCGAGTTGTCCACCGTTGCCGCGTGCCTGCCCGACCAACTTCTCGGCTTCCTCGGCGAGCTTCCGATACGCTTCCGCGCGCTGGAGCTCGTCCGACACCACGGAGACCGGCGTCTCGTCCTTTGGTAGTCCGACGTGCCGCGGCATGGCCGCCACGATAGAGACCCGGGCCGAGTGCGCCTTCTTGAGCCTCGCGCGCTCCTCGAACGCCTTCATGCGTGCGGCTTCGTGTCCTGAGATGTCCAGCCCAACGAGCGCCCGCAAGGTCTCGCGCTGATCCTTGGGCTCGGCGTGCGCGAACGCCAGCGGGTCAAAGGTCAGCGAGCCGTACAGCTTCTCAAGCATGGCCTGCGGGGAGCGGTAGACCGCGCCATCCTTCGAGGTCACCACCAACGCGCTTTTCGTCTCGCCGTAGTCCGTCTCTGAGGCACAGTCGATGACATGGCCAACCTCGCCAGTCTCCGGATTCACGCTCGTCTGGCAATCACACTCGGCCTTCTCGCGCCAGAACTTCCGCGTCACGGTGAAGTCTCCGAGGTCCACATCGATCCGCGCCGCGGTCTCGCCCGCCCGAATCGGCTCGTCTGGCACCAACTCCTTGCCGCCGAGCGCCATCGCAATGGAATTCAGCACCGACGACTTCCCGGCACCGTTCTTCCCGCCGATCGTCACGAGGTTTCCCTCTGGCGCAATCTCCACCGCGACCAAGCGCAAGACATTCTCGCTCCGCAACTTCACGATTTTCATAAAGGTCATTCCTCCCATTTCTGCGTCGTCCGCTGTGTCCCGCCTACGCCCCGCGCTGGCCGTCCAGCCGAAGCCGGCGGGCCACCCACTCACGAGAAACAAACTGCTCTGATGCGCTCGAGCGCCGCGCCGCGCGCCAGAGCCACCAGAGCAGCGCCACCAGGCCGGCGGCGCCGCTCCAATAGCCGATCATCGGTCCCCCTTTCACCATAACCAGAGCACGATCCACACCTCGATCACGACCGCGACGAGTGCCAGGCCGGCCGCCCAATCGGAGAGGCTCGGCCGGCCGTTCACCCGTCGTCTACTCCAGGCCATAGGCCCGGCTCGGCCGGTTCGTCACGAGCGCGGCCGCCGCCTTGTCGATCTGCGCCACGGATTCAGCCACTCGGCGCCGGAGCGATCCGCGGTTGCGGAGGTCGCCCGCGTCCACCCCGCTCATGATGCGGCGGCCTTCCTGCACCAGTGCGGCGAGTTCGGTATCGTTCGCCAGGTTGCGCTTGGAGAATGCCTCGGCGAATTCCTCAAAGTTCTTCACGAGCGAATCCCGGAACACCTTCGGCTTCCCGCTCTCGTCTGGCGTCAAGCGCTCGGCCAAGCGCGAGATCACCTCGGCAAACCCCAGACGGAGTGTCGCGCGGCATTCCTGCAACGCTTCCGCTTGCCACTGTGCGGCCGCCGCCGGATCGGTGTAGCCGAACGTCATGAAACTGCGCGTCATGCCAAAGGCCGCCGCCGCTTCCGACCGTTCCGGATACTGAACATCCCACTTGAGCGATCCGAGACGCGCCCGCGTTTCCTCAATGCGGAGACTGTAGACTTCGAGGAACGCATCCACCAGATCGGCCCGTTCCGCCTCGCGCGCGTCGAGGTAGCGATCGATCTCCGGCTTGAGCACCAACGGCACGAGATGAAACCCCCCTTGGTTGGCGAATGCTGGCCCGGCTTTCTTGCTGTCCACCCATCGCGCCGTTTCGCTGTCGTGACGCGCGATGGCGGCGAGTTCTGGCGAGTCAAGGATCTTCTTGGTGACACTGACAAGCGCCTTGTCGGTGTCCGTGTCGCTGGCGGTCTTCTTCACGTCGATCGCGTCGGTCTTCACCTTGCGCGAGATGCCCAGCCGGCGAAACTGAAGCTGTAACACCGTCGCCTTGGAGAAGATATCGATCGGGTTGTCGGATGCCAGGGCCGGCATCGTGTCGACCTGATCCTGGAGTTCGTCAATCACCTGTCGCTTGCTCCATTCGGTTTCCACGCGCGCTGTCTCAAATAGTCCATCCGTGATCATGTGCTCCTCGCTTCCGGAAACGTCCATCGTTTCCCCAACCACCACGAGCCGCGCCCGTGGGGGAAGGGCACCCGATGACCGTCTTTAGTGCGTGTGCTCGGCGTGCGTGTGCGTGTGCGTGTGGTGTTCGTGCCTCGCTTTCTTCGTCACCGGGCCGCCGGCCAGCGTGGACAGGTCTTTCATAAACGCTTCGGCGCTCTGATGGTTGGGTCCGCTGATCGGGTCCGTGGTCGTCTTAATGGTCCCATCCGCGAGAATTTCGATCCGCATGATGTCAGGCATTAGGGAAGCTCCAATCCGTGCGCCACCTCGGCGCGAAATCTCGCTTTCCACTCCGCGCGTATCAATCGCCCAAAGACGATGCCCCACCGCGCGAACGACAGCCGGCGCGCCAGCAACCGCTCACACCTCGCGATCGTCTGTGCCGGCGTCCGATAGTGCCGGCGGTTCATTTCGTCACCTCATACGCAAAGTCGGTCACTTTCTTGATCGTCCAGCCGTTCCGCTGCGCGGTGTACTTCACCGCTTCCGCGGAGTACGCCCGCTTCACCGTATCGGCCAGGTGTTCCGATCCTTCCTCCACGGTAAACTTCCCGCCGCGGATCGTGCATGGCTTGCCTTCCAGCGTGAAGTACGCGCCCGTCGAATCCACGTAGACCCCACGAGCCCCGAGCGCGTACAGCGCGCGCTTGAGAAGCGCCGCGTTCATGGTGCCGATGGTGACTGAGTTCGTGATGACCTGATCGCACGGCATGATTACGAATCTCCATAGAGTCGCGTCGGCAACGCGTGAAATTGTTCTTTCGTGGGCAGTGTGCCAGGCGTCACGGTGCCGGCGTTGTGCTTGTAGGGGCCGGCATAGCTGGCACTGAGGAACTTGCCGCTCGCCTGCTGGCGCAACGCTTCGATCGCTTGCGGCGCCGAGGTCGCGATCGGCACGATCGACTTCGCCGCATCCACGAGCGAGCAGCGCCGCCGATAGGCCAGTCGGCAGCAATTCCGAATCTCGGCCCCGGTCCAGTTGCGATCGTTCGGCCGGGTGGCGTCGGCCGCGTGGCCAAACTTCGCGAGATGCACCGGCCAGATCGCCGCCTTCTCTTCGTCGGAGCACAGATCGAAGTACCAGATCCCATCCGTGAACCGGCGGATCAAGTCGGGCGTGATGACGCCGGCCGAAATGTTGTTGCAGGTCGCGACGAAGTACGCATGAGGCCCCGCGACCGCCTTCACGACCTTCATGACGTTTCGGATCAGTCCTTCACTCCCGCCGACGAATTTGGTTTTCATCGATCCGAAGTCAAAGCTGAACGTCGGCGCGCCGTACGTATTCCCGATCGATTGGCTGATCGCGGTCTTGCCGCTCCCGGGCGGCCCCACGGCAATAAACCCGGTCCACCCGTTATCCTCCATCTCTCGAAGGATGACGCCTTTCTGGTCTTGGCTCGTGCCTGAGGTATCGCCGGCCGCCCCGGCCATCATCTTTTCGATCTCGTCGAGGCGCACAATCACCCGCGGCGGTTCCGGTCCATCATAGATGGCGCGCCCGTGTCGCTTGATCTCGGCCAGGCCGCCGAGCATGTCAAACGTGAGTACGCCCTGATCCATCGCAAGCCCGGGCGTCTGGTTAATCAGTGCTCGCTTGCGCGCCCAGAGCCGATCCGGGTCCAGCCGGCCAGCGTTCAACGTGATAGCGACCGCCTGCTCTGCTGGAAAAGCGGCCAGGCCAGTCAAGGCCGCCACGGCACGCGCCTTCGTCGCCTCGTCTGGCGTCTCCGGCGGCGGCGTCATCGCTTGCGCGCTCGCAAGCTCCGTGTCGATGATGTCTCGAATCTGCGCCTCGGTCGGAAGCGGGTCATCCAAGACCAAGACATCTTGAACAAGCTGCGCCGGCAGACTGATCGCCGCATCCAAGAGAATCAAGCAGCGCCCGTCAGCCTTGAACGTGTCGCGGAGATTGCACACCGCCTGCACGACCTGGGGATTGTCGAGCAGGCATTGGGCGTTGTGCACGAGGAGCACAGAGCGCCTGGGGAGCTTCACCGCGGCCGCCAACGCTTCCGCCGGAGAGGTCAGCACCGGCCCGCCGCTCGAGGCCATGACATCATCGCCAGGAGTCAAGGCGCCGGCTGCCTCCAGGCCGGAGTCATTCAGCCCGACCACCCCGCGAACGATGTCATGTTGCAAGATCGGCGGGGCGGTCTTATCGCTGCCGGCTTTCGCGGCCACGATGGCCGCCACAAGCGCCGGCGGGTCCGGCGTCGTGATGCCGAGCAGTGGCGTCGCCACCATCCGCGCGGCCCGGAGTTCGTCAATCAGTCCATTGGTCACTTCTGCACCTCCAATCGTTCGATCAACTTCACCACCGCCCGCACCTCGGCGATCGGCGTCTTCACGATCAACGCTTCCGCTTCGCTTGGTCGGAGGTCGAACCGTTTCACGAGCCACAGCGCAGCCCGCGCACGATCCGCTTCGTCGGCTACCGCGTAACGTCCAGTCATTTCTTGCCCCCCTTCACCACCGAGACAACAGCCTGCACGACACGGGCACCCACGAGCCCCACGAACGGCGAGAGGTACCCGAGCACCTGCAACGAGGTCACGACCGCGGTTTCGTGATGCTGGCGGGTCATCTGGCCACCCGTCGCGGTTGCCGCGCTTCCGCCTGCTCGATCGCTTCCAGCCGTTCCGCGGCGTGCTGAACCGCGTCGATCCGCTGCCGCTCGACCGTCACCCATTCGCGCACGGTCTGTGTCGGCATCAGCCGCAGCACCCGCTTCAGTTCATCCAACGAATACATTTCATACATGGGAGACTCCTATTTTCTACAACTGTTAGCGAATGTCAAGCGTGATGTTAGTGCGCGTTCACGATTTCGACTTCCTTGTGACAGTGCCGGCATTCCCAGTACCACCGGCAATCGACGTGCGCCAGGTCGTAGTGATGCCGGCAGCGCGCTTGATGCCACCAGAATGCGAGCGCCGCCCAGGCGCACGACAGCCGGCGGCGCGCCCGGTCGGTGCGGGTTTCCGGACGAAGGTAGCGCTTCATTTGCCCTCGCGCGGCCGCACGTAATCATCGCAACGCGGACAGTAAAACGAATCGCCTTCGTAGTGAAGCTGTTCTCCATCCTTCGGGCAGTGCTTCCCTTTGGCATGTGGCGCCCAACTCACACCGGACCACTTCCGGTCATAGGTCGGATCGCCGGGTTTCTTAACGGTCGGATGTCGGCCCATTCCCATCACAGCACCTCGAAGAGACTGCGCGCCACCTCGCGCGGGGTTGTGTCGGCGCCGCCGTCCAGGGTGAACGGCGCATCGAAAGCCGGCGTGTGGTGGTCGATCTCTCGGACGGCGCCGGCTTCCGGGAGTCGGTCTTGCTCGAGCAGGAAGACGGAGCCCGGGCGCACACGGCGGGAGAGCGGACAATGTCCCTTGCTCCCGAAGTGCTCAGCCCGCGGGCGGCCGCAATGGTGACAGGTCATTCGCCGTCCCTCCGGATGTCCGACCGATAGACAGCCACGCGACCCCCGATGGCCTGCAACTTCTCAGGATGGCCAACAGGCGTCAACGGTTGCACGGTGTAGTGGTAGGGACCACCCGCGACCACGCGATACCAGTGCCCGAGGCAATCCCGTACGAGTTCGCCAGCCGGAATCTGTGCGTAGTCGGTCATCGGACATCACCTGCGGTTGCTCCTACGTTCTCGAATCCGTCAATGTGCCCGGCGATCTCATACCACCCATGCCCGTAGCACTCCAGGTCCGTCTCACACTGGCTCTGTCCGGCCGGCGCCGGCAGGTTCCAGATCGGCTCGGCCATCCAGAATCCCCAAGCCGCCAGCAGCCACGGCGCCAGCATGATCACCACGAGGTTTCTTCGGTCGCGTGTGCGATTGGTCATGCCGGACTACTTAGCAACTGAATTGCCAAGTGTCACACTGCACATATACAAGGGGTTTTCGCACAAGCGCCCCGCAAACGTCTGCGCCCGGTCAGACAAAAGGCGCGTCAGGCACCGATTTGCAGACTTTGCCACCATCGCACGGCGCTTGCGTCTCACCGGCCATCATGCACGCGGAATCGCTGAGCAAATCAGCCCGTCACCAGGCCGGACCCCGCGCCACGAGCCCCACAACCCGGCCCGCGGCGTCCATCCAACCTCGCCGACCGTCACCGCTCGAGCACCGCCCGTCACCCCGCCACTACGCGCGCCGCCTCAACCAGAGCAGGCTATACCGATCCGGTATGGCTGTTTGACCACACCGAGCCTCGAATCCACGGTCACCGCCTGCCTGGATGGATGACGCGCTCTAGGAGGTCAGATGTTCTATCTCCTGCGGCCGCGCTCGCTTGCCGCGGTGGATGCGCGTTCACCTAGCCGGCGCTGTGCTCCTGCTCATAATCTCGCGCGCTGGCAAGCCTCATGCTGTCAGTCACTTGCAGGTTAACGTAACGCTCATTATCGGACTCAGCCCGAATCATTGGCAATTCCTTCAGCCTTCGCCTCGAGCAGCCACCTTCGCCTGGCGAAACCGTTCGCATCATCACCTCGCATAGCGTAGCCATCACGAGGCACGAGCTCTGTCCTGTGCTCAGCGGTCCTCACTGGCGCGTGCTCTTGGGATGGGCAGGCTGTAGGGGTAGGGGTAGGGGTAGGCCAGATATGGGCACAGACCACCCCACCCCACCCCTTTAACCAGGCCGATCGGCCGGGGCGGATCCGGGTCCCCTGGGTGATTCAATTTCTACAGAGAGCGAAGCAGAATTTGGGCGCGAATTTTTGGCGGGGCGAATTTCTTGAGGCCGGTTGTTCGTTGGGAGGTCGTGCTGCTGGGGGAAGGTTTGTCCGGAACGCGCGCGAGGGAGCAAAGAATCTACCACAGGTTTGAAAATAGTTGGCGGCGCTCGCGGAAACCCGAATGATTTGTGGTGAGAGGGGGGCTTGACACGCGATTTTTCAGAGAGGGATAGTCGATTATGGTCGGAAATTCGTGTGTTTTCAATGTGTCAGAAACGCCTGAAATGGCTCGGTGGTCTGAATTCTCTCCAGGAGGGCCGCTTGGATCTTCGTCAGTTGGCGTCTCGATTCCGAGTCGACTTGAGTGGATTCGGCGAGTCGATTCGAGTCGATTTTCGGTGGATGCGCGATAGTCGATTTTTTCTCGGATGCGGCGAGGAGGTGGTCACGAATGGCGTCGAGGTCGAGGAGATGGCGGTCGACGCGCCGGGTGACGGCGGGCCAGTGGATGAGGTCGGCGTAGCGGAGGTGGAGCGGGCGTGGCAGGTGGCTCATGGTTCCTCTGGCTTTCTCGTGATGACGCGATGGACAGCCTCGAAGAAGCGGTCCTCGATGTGCGGATACTTCAGGCTGGCAAATTCTCTGAGAGTAGCCAGCTTCTCGGCATCCGTGAAGAGATTGAACGCGCGCAGGCTCATCTTGAAATCGTCGCGCACGTCGATGGTGTGGCCGCGGTGGGTGATGGTCATCGGCTCACCAGCCCCACCGATGCTTCCGCTGCTGGTAACTGTCGTAGCCGAGGAAATTGTTGAGCGCGGCGGGGGTCATCTGCTCAAGCCAGACCGTCTTGATGGCCTCGCCGTTCGGGCCGATGTATTGGACCCGTCGGCGCCCGCGGACGGCGGTGGTGCGAAGGCGGCCGTTCGTGAGATCGGCCTGGTCGAGAAAGGCGCGTGCCGCGATCCACGGCTCGCCTTCTTCACGAGTCAACGATCGGTATGCAGGCATCACCGCGCCCCCGGATGCCACGAGCGAGCGATGTGTCTGGCGAGTGGTAGGGGAATCTTCGCGATGTGGGCAGAGGCCGCTTTCCTGGCGCTACCATGACTGGATGTGTTGGGTATCTTCCGTCCAAACGCTTTCGGGTGATTGCGTTCTCGTCCTTGAGAGCCTTTAACGCCTTCGTTTTTCATCCTAAGGTTTCGCTCGGCGTGTCCATTGAACGCTAGACCCTTAACGTGTTTCGGATGACCGGTCGGATACCAACCCGATCCCATCGTCGGAACTTTCACGTGTTTCGTGACGATGGGCATCAGCGCTGGCACGTCGCCCCATAAGTAGAAGCTGCCGTAATGCCACCGAGCGCGCCCGACCCACTTCTGAGCCCCGCACACGTTCTCCACGACCATAGGAATCGGTACTCCAGCCGCGTCTTCAGCCTCCCGTTGAATCCGAAAGCACGCCTCAAAGAGCGCGTTGTCTGGCGGCGGCAGCGCCTTGGATTTCTTCCACGGCATCGCGCGGTACGAGTACGCCTGGCAGGGTGGACTCGCCACGATCAACGCCGCGTCCTTGAATTGCGCGCCGTGAATGGTGAGGACATCCTGTAGAACGAGTTGCGCGGGATACTGCGCGGACCCGTAGCGGTGACGCACGTTGTCGAATCCGACCACGCGATACCCCTCAGTGATCAGTCCTTCGGTCCATCCACCGAGGCCGCAGAAGAGATCGATCGCGAGCGGTGCGCTCACTGTGCCCCCAGGAGCAACTTCGCCGCGACGGGGTCCGGCGAACTGGCATCACACGATAGGTAATGGGCATCGCACGCAAAGAGCGGCGCGGCAGCGATGTGCGTATACAGCGCGTCAATCATCGCGAGTTGGGTGCGCGCACTGGCGACCCATCCGCAGGCGCACCGGGCGAGGTGGAGCTCGAGCGCGTGGTCATCGGTCGTGGTCATATCGCCTCAATCTCGGTGACGGTGGAGGCCGGGAAGTCGAATGCGAGGCCATCAAATCTCAGGAAGATCCAGAATCGGCCATCACACACGATACGGACGACACCATCAGCGATCCAGCGGTCGGTCTGTGTGGTGATACGAATACGCGGCGTCATTCATCCCCTCCGGCTTGCTGCTTTTTCCAGTCAAAGGCCAGATCCCGCATCGGCGCGAAGCTCCGCGGCGCGGCCGAGGCCACCGGGTCCGGGTCGGACGGCGCGTCGGGCAACACCTCCGGCGGCATCTCGCTGGTGCAGTCGACGCACCGCGTCTTCCGGCGGTCGAGCCCCGGGACGATCAGGAACAGCACCGGTTCGCCCTTCCGGATGGGGTTCCCGCAGAAGCCACAGAGCATGACGTGGCCCGCGCGCGCCCACGCTCTCATGATGGTGGCCTTTCATGGACTGGACAGTTAAAGTCGTAGTTGTCGATCTCGCAGGTGCAGTCATCGTGGAGGACCGCAGCGACCGTGAGTGGCGTGCCGAGCGCCAGGCGGCCGAAGTGCCCGGCGAGCCGCGCGGCCAAGGCGATCGTGTCGAGGCTGTCGATGCAGTCTGGATTGATGCGGAGTTTCGTTGAAAGTCCCCACCGTTCGGCCTCTTCGCGATACCACGTCATCGGCCGGTCCTCGCGAAATCGTCCTCGATTTTCTTCTGGCGAATGGCGCTGAACGGCTTCGGCATCTTCGCCATGCGCGCATCACACCGATGACACACCCCGTAGCCTTCCGCCTCGCGCCAGACCCGATACACCGTCCAGCGACAGGACGAGCATTGCACCCGCACCGCGTTGACGCTCTTCACAGCTTCGCCCTCCCGGTTCGCATCCCAGCCGCCCCGATGTCGATCCCGCCTGGCCCCTTCGGTCGGAGCGCCACGGGAATATCGGCCTCGTCCACCACATCTTCCACGAGCACGACGTTCGCGATGGGGATCTGAAACCGATGCGCGAGCAACGCCTTCACGCCGCGCGGGATATTCGCCCGGTAGAGTAAGCCGTCGCGACACAGGCACAGCGCGAGCTCGGCATGCGCCTCGGGCGGCCGGTGCTCCCCGACGCAAATCAGCCCCGGGCGCGGAGAGCGCGATCCGCCACAGAGGTCGCAGTCTGGCCCATGTGAGAATTCCTGTCCGGTTGGTTCAAAGCGGCTCATCGTGGCCTCATCTGCTTGGCCAGGAACGCGGCCCGGCGCTGGTTCAGCCAGTTGAATTTCACGCTCAGGATCCCGATGCCGCGGTCTGACTCTTGGATGAATTTATCATCGGTGCGGACATCAAGGAGGATCGTCGCACACTCCTGTATCTGCTTCACGGAGAACTGTCGCAGGAGATTCTTGACAATGGCGTGGTCCTGACCGTTCTTCACCAAATACTCGGCGCCGAGCGAGTGCGAGTTGTATTCGTCGCAGAACCACGCAATGAACTCGTTCACGCGCGGGTCAGGGCCGCGCTCGATAAATCCGCGACCTCCGCAATCACCACACGCAATCGCATCGTTCTTCGAGCCAGACCCCATGCACCGCTCACATGGTTCCTTCGTGATCCTCGGCTGCGCCGTGCCGTTCTTCGTGTAGCGCGGCGCGGCGTAGCGCAGGATCGCGCGCTCGATCGCGTCGGCCACATGTGAGCGGTCCCAGGTCAACGCGATCTGGTTCTGTGCATCGGCGAGATGTTCCGCCTCTTCCCGAATTGTGCGCCCAGTCTTTGGATGTGCCTTCATGACGTCCTTTCTTCCGTGCCGGACTTTTTTCCCTGATTCGCTCTTCTCCTGAGTGGCAAGAGCGGACGCGGGCCAGTGATTCCGAATGCTTGCGCGACAGCATCAGGTCGGGGAGGAAAAAGTCCGGCTGAATCCTGACTCCCCTTGAATGCGCGATGAAACGCTCGCGCGAACGCCCCTTTTCGGCACGAAGGGGGAACCGCCGGAACGAGGCTAACCGGTCAGCCGTGAAATCGGACTTGGAATGGTCGGCGAAGGTAGGCTAGAATGCGGGTGGCTTTTGAGAGCCGTCCCCGCCACGTTGCCTGAATCAACGTCGGCGAATCCAACGGTCGGTGTTTCACGCACCGGCCGTTTTCTTTTTGACCCAGCGACTTTACGCTTCGGTCTTGGCGCTGTCAAGCGCCTGTTTCACGGAGGATGGCAGCGGCGGATCCAGGTCGAACCGCTCCACCTCGAACTCATCGTAGGACGGCACACCAGCGATTCGGCCCCGCCCGTTGATCTCGGCGGCATATGCCTGCGCCGCCTCTTCCGTCGTGAAACAGCAATGGACGCCGTAGTCCGAATACGATCCGCTCGACACGCACCAGATGTCTCCCATGCGCGCACTCTCGCACATTGCAATTCACTTGTCAAATCACTTGGCAATCTGCTACGCTGCGCCATGCCGATTCTTGGATTGGTCGTGATGCTTGCTTCGGTGGCCTTGTTCGCCTTCACGCTGGGCCGAGAGACCAGCTTGACCGCACACGAATGGCGGATCATCAAAAAATTGCGCTGGGAGGCTTGGCAGGAACAGAAACAGCGCGAACACGAGTACGACATTCCGAAGGGCCAGTGACCGCCATGCCGATTACCGGACTGAAGGGGACCGAACACCCTCGTGGCGTGCTGCTCGTGGCGGCCGACAACGCGACGGGATTCAGAGCGCCCGCGTGCGTCACGTCACGCTGCTACCTGTGCGACACGTTTTTCGAGGCGCGCACCGCCGAGGCCGCGCGCTCCCTACTGGAATCGCATCAGGCGCGGGAGCACGCGCCTCGCAGGTGTCCTTTCGCGGCGGTGATTGAACCATGACCGACCGCTGCTGCTGGACCATGAGCGCGGACCTAAAGATGCGCCGCCCGTGGATCGTCTCGTGGTTCACGGAACGCGTGGGTCCGAGCGACACCCGTATCATCGCGCGCCTGCGCTGGATTCCCTTGAGGCCCATCTGATGTTCGACACAATTTGGAACGGTGCGCGCGGCCACTACCTCTGCTCGGACGGACCCTCGCTCTCGCACGCGCAGCGCATGGTGATGGAAGCTGAACCCGATGATCCGTGGCGCACGGGTCGTCTTCTCTATGAGGGTCGCGGGTATCGTCCGCTTGGTCGCCGATTCCGCGATGACGTCTTCTCCGTCGTGACGGATCGCCTGTCGCTCGCACAGGTCTGCGAGGTGATGGAGTCCACCGGCCAGCGCGACATGGCGAACATCGCTCGGGCGCTGAACACGCTGGTGAGCGAAGGACGACTCGCGCGAGAACTCGTGAAGATGGGCCGCGGCCGTCCGCGCTGGGTCTACTGGCGGCCATGACCGAATCAGAGCGACGCGCCGAGTTGGCCGCTGCGTTCGCCGCGCAGTTCGACCGGGCGATGTTGGCGTTCTCAGAAAAAATCGACGGCGATGCGCTGGAGATGATGATGGCGTGGACCCCTGATGCGCCGTTCGAGATGCGCTACGCCGATGCGATCAATCGGTTCGCGCTGAATCCTGATCTGCCGCTGACGCGCGACACGTTTCGGATCTTCATCGGGGAGCCAGACCGCCTATTGTCCCCGGCATTTTGGAAGCGAGTACGCCAAGCTGTCGGTGCGGCACGTCTCGCGGCGAAACAACCCGAGGCGCGCAAGAGCCGTGCGGAACAACTGATCGCGGACACGAAGCGGGCGCTCGACAACGCGAAAGTAAACGTCGAGATGATCGCGCGCTACACCGCGCCGCCAGAGATTATTGAGCGAGTACAGATCAACATCAATGAAGGTTCAGGACCACCAGTTTATGTCCGCATGAGCGGCGCTGTGCCTGCACGCGTCAACCGGAAATACGACACGCGTCCCATCGAGAAGCCGAAGCCGACACTCGTGCTCCTCGCGCCGAAACGCGCCTACTTCAATGACTGACTGCGATCGTAAGGCGCGGTTCGCCTCGAAGGCATTCGCCGAGCAGGTCGTGCGCGAGCATCAAGAGCGTGCTGGCTACCTGAAGAGGGCCGGTATGCAGCACAGGGCCTACTGGTGCATCCGGCATGGCTGCTGGCACACGGGGAACTCGACGTCTGCACAACATTTTTCCTCCATCACCCCAGCCGAAGAGGCGACCGCGATCCTGCAACGACTCAGGCAAGACCTCATTGCCGACTACGGGCGCACGAAAGACCCGCAGTTGTGGGTGGGTGTGCGTGCGATCTCCGGCGCCATCGTCCACCTGACGCGCCATCCGTGAGACTTGGCAACCCGCGGATTCCGTGCTACAACATTTCCCATCCTGTGAACGCCAGTGACCGCGCCCACGCTGTCATCCGTATCGGCACCAGTCTGCACGCGCGTCTCGCGAAAGACATTCTCGACACCACGCAGGATCCAGACGAACGCAACGAACTGCTCGCGGGGTGTATTTGTATGGTCCTGCGCCAGTCGTTACGCGGGATTCCGGTGCCGGTGGACCGCGACGAGTGGTTGGCCGCGATCATCACGCAGGCGGTCGCATGACGTCCGATGCGCGCACCGCCAATGGGCGTTTCGCGCAGGGACGCGTGGATGCACGCTCCGATACGATGCAGACGCGGATTCGTCACGCGCTCGGTGCGGGGCCGGCTCAAATCGCCGAGCTGATGACACGGCTCGGGATCGCCCGGTCGGATTCGCTGACAGACGCCGGGCGTCAATCCGTGAAATACCAACTACGCGCGATGGTCCGTCTGCGTCTCGTGCGCCGCATCGGAAATCGGCGGGAAAGTACCTGGGCACTGATCGGCCATCGCGGGACCGTGCCGACGCGCACGCCCTCTGCGCGCATCGTGCGGCGACCAGACCCGGCGCCACCGAAACCGCCGTCGACGTCTTGGTGGTTGGTGTCGGACGAGGAATTCGGGGCCGTGTGCCGCCAGCGCGCCGACCTGAAGCAGTTCAGTTCGATCGCGTTGATGGGGACGCTCGATCGTGAGTAGCTATCGACGGCCCGCCCGCATCGTCGCCGTGGACGACATGATGAACCCGAAAGGGACCATCAAGTTGTGCGGACAGGTCTGCAAGAACGGCCCGGGGAAGCACAAGGACTGGCTCTGCCATCAGCCGGCGACGAAGCTCACCGGGCGCTGCATCACGCACAGCCCGAAGGATGCGTTCATCGACGCGCCAGCCGGTCGCGCCGACGAGGTCTACAAACGCTCGTCGCTGATTCGCGAGCTCGGGCTGCACAAGGATTTTGGGGATCATCGCAACGATCCGGAATTACTGGAGCTCAAACACGAGCTCGCGCTGATCGACGTGCGCGTCGATTCCGTCCTGCGGTTACTGAAGGGCGAGAACACCGCCGCGAACGACAAGCGGCTCATTGAACTCCTCAAGGTTCGCCGGCAGTACGTCGAGAGCATCTACAAGACGACAGCGAACGGCGTGCCGAAGGAACGCGTGGTCAAGTTCATAGCGGCGATGATGAGCACTATCGACAAATTCATCCCTGACGCGCAGAAGAAGGCCGAATTCCTCGCGGCCATTCGTGAAATTTCTGGTCGTAGTACCGAAGTGAAGCCACCAGAGGAGCCCATTGAGGTCTCCGCGGAGCCCGTGCCAGAACAGGAATCGGAAGCCCTTCAGGTGATCGATGCTCCCGCCTGACAGCGATTCCCCGTTCACGATCGGCGACATGTTCGCCCAGGTCGAGCGCACGCTCTCCGAATCCCTCGGCGTGGAGGCCGCCGCCGCGGTCGCGGAGATCGAGCATCCGTCAAAATTCACCACGTTCTTCCCAGAGACCGGCCCCTACTCGCGCGAGAAATACCGCAAGCACATGGAATTCTTCGCGGCCGGCGCGAAGTACCGCGAGCGCCTGTTCATGAAGGCGAACCGAGTCGGCGGCACCGAAGCGGGCGCCTACGAGACGACCTGCCACGCGACGGGCCTCTATCCGCCGTGGTGGCGCGGCCGCAAGTTCGATCGCCCGGTGGACATCTGGGCCTGCGGGACCACCGCGGAGTCCACGCGCGACACCGTGCAGAAGAAGCTGTTCGGATCCGTGGACATCCCCAATTCGCGCAAGAGCGAAGATGGAATGGTCCCTGATCGGCTGATTCGCCATCGCGCCCGCCGCGTGCATGGTCTCCTTGGCACGCTCGAGAGCGTCTGGGTGCAGCACGTCAGCGGGGGCGTCAGCCAGATCGGCCTCAAGACCTACGAGCAGGGGCGCACGTCGTTCGAGGGCACGGAGCGCGACGTCATCTGGTGCGACGAAGAATCGCCGGAAGACTGCTACACCGAAATGCTCTACCGCACCGCGACCACGCGCGGGATCGTCTACACGACGTTTACGCCGCTCCAGGGCCGCTCGAAGGTCGTCAACAGCTTCCTCGACCCGGAGAACGCCGCCGCCGCGAAGTCGAAGTGGTACATCAAGGTCGGCTGGTCCGATGTGCCGCATCTCACCGAGGAGGCGAAGGCCGAACTGATCGCGACCACGCCGATCTTTCAGTTGCAGGCGCGCACGGAAGGCGAGCCGAGCCTCGGGGCGGGCGCGATCTACCCGCTGCCGGAGTCTGAGATTCGCGTCAGCGATTTCATCATTCCGACGCATTGGCCCCGCCTCTTCGCGCTGGACGCCGCGATGGCCGGACCTACTGCTGCGCTCTGGTTCGCGCACGATCGCGACGCCGATATGGTGTACGTATACAGTGAATACAAGCGGAGCAATGCGGAGATCCCGATTCATGCCGCCGCGCTGAGAAGCCGCGGGAGTTGGATTCCAGGCGTCGGCGACGTGGCGGGCATCACGAGCACGGACGGGATGCAGTTCATCGATCTCTACCGCCGCGAGGGCCTGAACGTCGTGCTCGCCGACAAATCGGTCGAGACCGGCATTCAGGACGTGTGGCAACTCCTGAGCACGGGGCGACTGAAGGTCTTTCAGTCGTGTCAGGCGTTCTTCAAGGAATACGGGAACTACCACCGCATTCAAACAAAGAACGGCGAGAGCAAGATCGTGAAAGAGAACGATCATTTGATGGACTGCCTACGCTATGGTGTCAGGGCGCAGCGCACGCGCATGAAGACCAAGATCGAAGCGGTACCGTCGTCGATGCGCCGCACCGCATTTCCTGGCCTCGCGCCAGGCAGTCAGAGGGGTTGGGCGAGCTAGTTATGGGTTTATTGAAGCGACTCCGACGTATCTTTAGCCAGGCTGAAGTTGGGCACCAGCACATTGCGCCGGTCGACCCGGAGGCGATTTTCTACAAACGTCAAGAACAACGCGGCTACGCCTCTGCAAGACCAGCGAATCAATGGACCGAGGACATTGCGCGCTCGAATCAAGAGATCGCCGACGCGTGGAGTAACGAGGAACGCCGACGCAACGACCTGAAGGAGCGTGGCAAGTACGTCTCGCGCTTCGGAGACATCACGGCCGACATGGTCTTCGAGTCGCGCACGCACAACGTCACGGGCTTAGAGCCTGCGGTGCCGGCGCTCTCACCGCTCGAAGCCTCGCAAGCCACGACGGTGTCCGACCTCGAAAACGAGATCCAGATGGTCGAGCGCAGCCGCGCCGACAAGTCCATCACGGTGCCAGGTCGTCCCACGAAGCGCGAAGTGCTGGAGCGCGCGGGCGGCGATGAAGCGCGGGCCGCACAGGTCGAGCGGAAACTCGACGAACTCTACGGCGTGGAGGCGTGATGGTCGGATCGTTGCGGAAGGGCGTTGCGCCGACCGCCGGCTGTCTGTGGTCGTGGCTCGTTGGTCTGCCCGCGCACATCCGCTATGAAGCCGCCCGCCGCGAAGAATTCGTCTTTTCGTTTGAAAGCCCATTCAACCACCGTGAGCGCGAAGAAGCGGCCGCGCTTCGCAAGCGAGTCTCCGACCGCGCGAAGACCAACATCCTCCACGAATACTGGTTCGGGAAGGGAGCGTAGATGCCCAAGTCAGTCAAAGGCGTCATGGACGAGTGGAAGGCTGGCGCGCTCCATAGCGGATCGAAGCACGGCCCCGTCGTCAAGAATCAGAAGCAGGCCGTCGCGATTGCGCTCAGCGAGCAGCGACAGCAGAAGCGCGGTCCTATCCTCCCCGGCCAGCGGAAGTCACGATGATGGAGAGCGTATGAACACGATGCCGAATCGGTACTACTACGTCGCCGATCTCTGTATGCAGAACGCCGCGAACAACAACTTCACGCTCAACGGAGAGAAGGTCGCGTTTCCGCAGGGGCCAGAGAACGACGCGTATCGGCTCACCTTCCTGACCACCGTCGTCATCCCGCATCTGAACACGCTGGACAACGGCGAATGGGGACTCTGCACCAAGACCGAGCAGGGCAACAAAGTCCCCTGCGATATTCTCATGTGGCGCAGCACACGCGAGCTTGTCGATTGCCTGACCGGGGTCGGCGCCGCGTGGCAGACGTTCAGTAGCCCGCCGCCGGACTCGTGGGTCTGGACGCCTGTGGATGGATCGGTACCCCCTGTTCAACCGCCCATCACGCCCGTGCCGCCCACGCTGGCCTACAACGAAGGCGAGGTCAACGGATTCCTGGCCGATGAGATCGGTGCCTACGCCGAGGCGGGCCGTGAACTGGACGCGCAGTACCCGATCTGGTGCGCCCGGATGCAGTACGACGCCTTCGCGATGGGCTACACTGCCGCCCGGTCGAAACAGCTCGCGGAGTGCCGGAAGGCGCTCGGCTTGCCGCCCGTGAGCATCTGATGGGCAACTGGCGACGACCACTCGTGATCCCGAAGCGGACGAAGCCGCCAGAGAAGAATTACGTCTTTACGATCAAGCACATGCCGTCTGGGCGATTCATTGAGGAAATCGACCCAGCGACGATGAAGTCAACCGGCCGACCGAAGCAATTCACGTCCGACGTCGAGATGCCGACAGTTCTTGAAGTGGATTGGGTGAAGTATGGGTAGTGCCGCTCGCACACGCCTGCGCCTCGTGACGCCCGATCGCATCGACGGCGGGGATGCGCTTCGCGAGATGGCCGCGCGCATCACCGACGAAGCCAGTTGGCAGGCGATCCTGGCCAGCGCGCAGGACGATGAAACGCGCGCCGAACTGGAACGCGTCGTCGGGCCGCTGCTCGCGTTCCGCCATCCTCACTGCCACACCCCGCTCTGCGAGTCCGGCTTGCCACCCATCTATCAACCCACGCTCGTGGTGCGCCACCAGGCGTGGGGCGACCCGATCTATGCGCCGATCGAGATTCGTGTCTGCGAGGACTGCAAGGCGTCGATGCGCGTAGGTGATCTGATGACGAGCGCCATCTGGGGGCAAATCTGCGCGAAGTGCGACGAGGCGGGCGAGCCGACGCCGACCCGCATCCTGACCCAACTGACGTTCGACCGGTTTGACCGCGTCTCCTGAAAGGCGCAGAATGCAGGACACCATGGCTGAAACCGCAATGCCCTCGAAGGTCTCCACGGCGAAGCACAAGACCGTCAAGCACGAACTGCATCGGATGGACATCGAGAAGGCTGACAACGGCGGATATTCAGTCACCCATCACTTCCGGCCGAAGGGCAAGCGCGGCGAGATGGGGGCTGATTCCTACAAGCCAAGTCAGACTCACGTCTTCCAATCCTTCACGGACATGCACGGCCATCTGCCGAAGGCGTTCGAGGAAAAGGTCACGCCTGCGGCTTCGGTACAAGAGGGCAATGAAGAGTTGCCCACATCCAAGAAGGCATAGAGATACACCACAGAGGGCAAAGGCCGGTCGGGCCGGCACGTCGAGTCATACCAGCTCCGGACAGTTCACGCGGTAAACCGGAGCCTCTGACCGCTGGCGATGGAGAGTAGTTCGGGCTCATCGTCGGGTCCGTTGCGGGACAAGGCGGCAAATTCGGGGCGAGCGTGAGACGTGGCCTTCGCATGACGAAGGATGCAGGGCGCGCAACCGGACCTGCATCCACTTTCAGGAGAGGAAAACAGCATGAGAACCGGCGACATCAAATCTGAGGGAGCCTTCGACTCCACGGTCAGGCTCGCGGTCAACGCGGCGCTCCAGACCGCATCGGCCAGCGTTCCGGCTACGGCGACAGCGACCGGCGTGGCGGGCGCGCTCGCGTACGAGAGCGGATTTCTCTACGTGTGCGTGAGCACGAACGTCTGGCAGCGCGTCGCGATCGCGACCTGGTGATCCATGCTGGTTCGCGCGGAAGGCGAGCGGCAATTCCTACTGACGGACAAGCAGCGGGTCTACGGCACGGCCGCCGGGCTGATCAAGTGGCTGCGCGATGGTGATCGCGGCATCCTGGCCCACGAATTCTACTTGATGGGGGAGGCCAACTTCATCGGCGTCATGCGGAAGAACGAAACGCCGCACAGCCTCGCCGCCGGGCTGACCGACGCGCAACTCGGCGAGGTCTACGCGCACTTGTGCGAGTGGGTGAAGGGCCTCGCGCGCAAGGGGCACTACCTGCGGAAGCGGAGGACGGGTTGAAAACCAAGACCATCGCGCCGATTCTTCCTGGCCAGAAGCCACTCCATTTCAAATCGGGCGGTCTCCATGCGAGCACAGGCACGCCTCCAGGGAAGAAAATTCCGGCCGCGAAGCACGCAGCCGCGGCGAGTGGAAAACTTGGTGCCAAGGCGGCAAAACAAGAAAACTTCTACCGCAATGTCCTCAAGCATTAAGGATCTGATCGCCGCGCAGCAGGCGTATAACGACCTCGTGAGCGTGTGGGCTGACGGGGTCCAACTGGCGTCTATGCCGATCGGAATGTCTGGCGAAACGATTGAACTCGAAGCGAAACCGCTGCGCCCGTATCAGGATGGCGATCTCCAGGTCGGCGACGTGTTCACGGTCGGATCGAACGCGCAGGTATTCATCGTCACGCAGGACGACACACGCACGTTGATCGTCTCTGGTGGTGATGGGTTCATCGTAGAGCGGATCGAGCCAGTCCGTATGGTCTACCCGCAGTTCGCGATGCGAGTGTCAAGCGAAGATGCGCCGGTTCTCTCTCCGCGACGGTGCTACAACGCGGACGGGCAGGCGCCGGCCATCATCACCTCGAAGCGACGGGCGGCTCGGCAGCCAAGTGGGCTATGGGTGGACAGCCTTGACTATGTGGCTGGATCTGGCGCGACAGACTACGACCCAATCGCCGACCAATTCTTCGTGCCTGGCATGTCCGTTCAGGGCCGGCCGCTGGTGCTCAGCGCGCGCCGGGCGTACTTCAATGACTGAGGTCAAGTACGAGAAGCTGCCCGAGTGGGGACTGGAGTTGAAGTCCGTCGCCCTCAACGCCTCCGACCGTCGCTGGGTGCCGCTCCTCAAGGGCAAGTACACGCGCTTTCGCTTCCCGAACTACGATGCCGCCGAGGACTACCTGAAGGAACTGCACCGCACGCAACCCCATCTGGAGCTGCGCGTCGTGCCCTGTGAGGTCTGGTGATGTCGACATTCTGGCTGCTCGCCGCCGTGTTCTTTGGGGTCTTCTTCTTCGCCGTCATCTTCGCCGCCTTTCTGGCCGGCGGCTACCTGTCGGATCCGGACTGGCAGGCCCGGCGCGACTATCCGCCAGAGGTGCGGCGCTCGCACCGGCACGTCGATCGCCCACCCGTTCCGCCCGACACGCCGACGCCACAAACACCGACCCGCGAAGAACTCGACCATTTTCTCGAAGACATGCGAACGACCTATCCGCCGTTCTCTTGACACCTCGCCACGTCACCAAGCACCCTGATCGGGCATTCGTCTCCACTGGAGAGGCCCGATCATCATGGGAAAATTCGAGTCGCAGTTTTCGGCCCTGAACTCTGAGCAGAACCGCCGCAATAGCGGATCCGACTCGTCCTCGATGAAGGGGGACGTGGGCGGCAGTCCAAAGTTCACGCTCCCAAGCCCCACTACCAAATCCTTCCCGAAGAACAGCGGCGATATCCCGGCGCTGAAGAAGCTGGCCTCGGGTCGGCCGGATACCGCAAAGGGCAAGAACGTCGTCTAGTCGCCTCGTGCGACTGACCACATGGCGACCCGCAGGCTCTACAACGCCGATGCGCGATCGGGTCTGACCACCGACGAGAACATTGGCCCGGCGACCGGCATTGAACTGCCAGCGGAAGCCGGCCCGGGCGACCCTGACCAGGACAAGCGCGCGCGCGTCGCCGAGTTCATCAAGGCCAGCCGCGATCGCTGGAAGACCTCCGACCAATCCTCCCAGAAATTCCGCGAGAAGATGCGCCGCGACCAACTCTTCGCGAGTGGGGGCGGCAACCAGTGGTCGGCCGAAGACAAATCCGCGCGCAGCGACGAAGGACGGCCCTGTCTCGAAATCAACCGCATCCCGCAGTTCATTCGTCAGGTCTCCAATCAATCGCGCGCCAACCGATCGCAGATTCAGTACGCCCCGAGAGGGGGGGGAGCGACGGTCGAACTCGCGGCCACGCTGCAAGGGCTTGCCCGCGGTATCGAAGTCGAGTCGGACGCGGACACCGCCTACGACACGGCCACAGACGGCCAGTTGATCGCCGGGATTGGCTTCGTCCGGTTGCGGGCGAAGTGGGCGAACGGGACGACGTTTGAGCAAGTCTGCGCCATCGAGCGCATCCGGAACCCGCTGGCGGTGTACTGGGATCCGTCGACGCAAGACGCCAACTTCGCCGACATGCGCTTTCTGCACATCATCGCGGTCGTCGGGAAGGACGAGTACAAGGCGCGATGGGGCGACGCCAGTCCGTACGCGAGTCTCGTGGAATTCGTGAAGACCAACTCCCAGGCGTCCGACTGGATGCCCGAGGGGAAGGTCGTCATTGCCGAGTATTTCTACGTCGAGGTCGAGCAGAAGTCCCTCGTGCAGCTCGCCGATGGCGCCGTGGTTTGGAAGGACGAACTGGAGAAGTACCTCCAATCAGTCCAGATGGCCGGAATGCCCTCACCGCCCGTGCAGCGTGAACGGCCAGTCGAGACCCGCGTCGTGCGCTGGTGTCTGCACAACGCGGTGGACATCCTCGAAGGGAACGAGGACAAGACCGCTGGGCGCGCGCTGCCAGGCACGCGCATTCCGATCTTCCCGCTCATCGGCACCGAGCGCGATCTCGACGGCGACATCGACTACCTTGGCATGGTCCGCGACAGCATCGACCCGCAGAAGATGTACAACTTCTGGGCGAGCTCCATCGCGGAGACAGTGGGCCTGACACCCAAAAGCCCGTGGCTCGCGGAAGCCTCGCAGGTCTCGCAATACCTCGACGACTGGAAGGAAGCCAACCGCAAGGCGCTCTCGGTGCTGGTCTACGACGGCAAGAGCGTCGATGGCAACCTGATCCCGCCCCCGCAGCGCAACATCGCCGAGCCGCCGATTCAGGGCATGGTCATGGGGCTGAAAGAGGCCGACCAAGACCTGAAAGCGGTGATGGGTCTCTTCGAGGCATCTCTCGGTGAGCGCGGCCCGCAGCAATCCGGGAAGGCGATCTCGGCGGTGCAGCAGCAAGGGCTCGTCGCGAACAGCAACTTCCTCGATAACCTGCAACGGATGAAACGCGCCATCGGGCGATCGCTGCTCGAATGGATGCCGGCGGTGTACGACGCCGCGCGCATCGTGCATCTGGTCGATCCGAGCGGGAAGAAAAAGCGCGTCATGGTGCATTCCGGGCCGGAATTCAAGCCGAACGAGAAACCGCCAGACGTGAGCGGCGTGTTCGATCTCTCGACGGGCGAATACGACGTGTCCATCAGCACGGGACCATCGTTCGCGACCGAGCGCGCCGAGCAGGAAGCGCGGCTCTTGGAACTGTTCAAGGTGTTGCCCGGCCTCGGGGCTCTCGGTGCCGACATCGTGCTGGAGAACAGCGACAACCCGGCGTCGCAGGCGCTCGCGAAGCGCGCCAAGATGATGCTGCCGCCGCAAGTGCAGGCCGCGGACGACCCCGAAACCGCCATTCCGAAACTGCTGCAAGAGAATCAGCAGATGAAGGGACTGCTGGAGAAGGCGCACGCGGCCGTGATGACGATGGGAAAGACCATCAGTCAGCAGGAAATCTCGGGCCACGTCAAGATTCAGGTCGCGATGATCCAGGCGCAAGCGCAGTTGGCAATGGCCGCCGCGAAAATGGGCAACGAGCGCGATATGGCGGCGTTCCAAGCCGAATTCGAGCGGTTCCAGCAGCAAATCGATCACATCCAAGCGTCGGCGATTGCCGACATGGAGCACGACCACACGCTTGAGCAGCAGGCGCAGCAAGCGCAGTTGCAACCGCCCGCGCAATCAGGTGGGGGCGGCGGCGCTTGACACTCTTCCAAGTCACCAAGCACCTTAATTCCGCGACATGGCCGACAACGATCTGACGTTTGAAAGTACGACGGACACGCCAGAGCAGATGCGCGAGGGCATGGGCCTTCCCGCTGAATCCGCCACGACGACCGTTGTTGAAGCCGGCGCGCCAGACACCGCGGATCTCGCCGCCGACCCCGCGCCAGTCGCGGCCACCGACGTCACGACGACCGACACGCCAGCCGAACCCGTTGTCGCCAAGCCTACCCGCGCCAAAGACCCCGTCACCGGCAAATTCATCGCGACACCGAAAGCGGATCCCGTCGCCGAGGAGCGCGCACAGCGCGTGGTCGCGGAGACCGAGCGCGATGCGCTGAAGCGGCGCGTCGAGGAATTGGCGGCCGGCGCACCGAAGCCGGCACCCGTCGCGCCCGCACCGGTTGTCCCGGCCATCGACCCGGACACATATCAAGATCCTGGTGTCGCCGCAAAGTTTGCTGCGGCACGCACGGCGCTGGGGCAAGAGCCGAGGCAGGAAGACTTCGACACCGACAACGCCTACACGGACTTTCGCAACGCACAGCGCGCCTACGATCGCAAACTGGCCGTGCTTGACGCGCGCGAGGCCGACGCGCACTACAACGCGGGCGTTTCTGCGCGCACCACCGCGCAGGCCGGTGCCGCCGCCGCCCGCCAGGTCTTCGACACCTACGAGCAGCGCACCGTCGCCACGAAGGCGCGGCACGGCGACTACGACGCGGTGATGGAAGCGGGCAAGAACATCCCCTTTACGGGTGCCCATCGCGCAGACGTCCAACGCGCGATCGTCGAGATGGAAGACGGGCCGGAAGTGGTCTACCACCTCGCCAAGAACCCAGAGCTCATCCAGAAGATCATGTCGCAGCCGTCGGTCTATCTGGCCCTCGCCGAACTCGGCCGAGTGGCGAGCGTCGCCACCGCGGCGGTATCGGCCGCGACCGCGCCCGCCGGAGCCACGCAGACCGGCCCGACCACCATTGTCGCCACCACCAAGCCCGTCTCGAGAGCGCCGGAGCCGCAAGGCACCGTGCTCGGGTCGGGGCCTGGCCTGGTGACGACCGATCTCAGCAAGGTCACGACGCAAGCCGAATACAACCGGATCCGCAACGCCCAAGAACGAGCCAAGTTCGGTCGATAAGGAGCACGCACCCATGAATCTGACGTTCCGCTTCCGGTCCAACGGCGAGTCGTTCTGGCACGCCTCTCTGATGTGGCTGATCGCCGGGTCCGTGGGCGGCGCGCTCGCGTGGCTGAATTACCACAGTGGCACGAGCGGGATGCTCTTTGCCGACAACGTACTCTTGACGAGCACGCTCATCACGCGCGAAGCGATGCGCGTCCTCGAGAACAACCTGACCACGACCAAGTGCGTCAATCGCCAGTACGACGACAAGTTCGGCGTCGAAGGCGCGAAGGTCGGCCAGATCGTCAACGCGCGCAAGCCGATTCGTGTTGTCGGCCGCGTGGGGCAGGGCGCGCAGATTGAGGGCATCGTCGAAACCTCCGTGCCGGTCCCGCTCACGACACAGGCTGGCGTGGACCTCGAAGTCTCTCAGGCTGATCTCCTGCTCTCCATCGACGACTTCGGCGACAGGATTCTCAAGCCGTGCGTGGCCAACATCGCCAACCGCATGGACGCCGACGTCAACGCGCTGGCGCTTCAGGTCGCGAACGTCGAAGGCACCCCGGGCACCACGCCGAACGACCTCCTGACCTACCTGCTCGCGGGCGTCGACCTCGACAACGCGGCGGCCCCGATGGACGGCGACCGGCATCTCGTGCTGACCCCGCTCTCGCAGGCGTACATCGTCAACGCGCTGAAGGGGCTGTTCCAGCAAGCGACCTCGATCGCCGAGCAGTATGCCAAGGGCCAGATGGGCACCGCCATCGGGTTCCAGTGGTACATGGATCAGAACATCACCACGTTCACGGTCGGCCCGCAGGGTGGGACGCCGCTGGTGGACGGGGCGAGTCAGACCGGCAATTCGCTGCTCACGAAGGGTTGGACTGGCGCGGCGGCCACCCGCCTGAACTTTGGCGACAACTTCACCATCGCGGGCGTCCACTCGGTCAACCCGCAGAGCCGCCAGTCCACCGGAGTGCTGCAACGCTTCGTCGTCACGGCCCTGTTCGCGTCGGATGCGTCCGGCAACGGGTCGGTGCTCATCTCGCCGCCGATCATTCCATCCGGCCAGTATCAGACGGTCGACACCTCGCCGGCCGACGCGGCGGCCATCACGGTGGTCGGCGCGGCCAGCACGCAGTCGCCGCAGAATCTCGCGTTCCACCGCGATGCGTTCACGCTCGTCACCGCCGACCTGCCGATGCCGCGTGGCGTCGACATGAGCGGCCGGCTGAGCGACAAGCAGCTCGGCATCTCGATCCTGTTCGTGCGCGCCTACGACGTCATGAGCGGCCAGTTGATCACGCGGCTGGACGTGCTCTATGGCGTCGCGGTCCTGCGCCAAGAGCTCGCCTGTCGGATTGCGGCGTAGGAGACACATGGCACGCGGCACCGACCTCTCGAAATCGCTCGACCCGGCCGAACTGACGCGCATCCGTGCGCTTCTGGCCGAGAATCCGCCGAACCTGCCGGAGCCTGGCGCGGTCACGCAGTATCCCCGGATGCTGTTCCACGCCAGCTATCTCGAGGCGCAGCAGGAGTGGAAGAAGACCAAGGACGAGACCATCAAGAAGGTCTGCGTCGAGAAGATGGCGGTCGCGGTCCATATCGTCACGGACGTCGAGGAGGAGGAGGAATTCCTGCTCGACGGCTGGAAACACTCGCCGGCCGACTTCCTGCCGCCTGACAAGGATCCGCGCATCCCGGTCGGCCGCGAACTTCGCAAGGCGCTGGGACAGCAACGGCTGTCGCGCGAGGACGAGATTCAGTCGCTCCGGCTGCGGCTGGCCGAGTTGACCGGCCGCACGGCGCCGGCAGTGGCCGAGCCTGTCCGTGAGAAGCGTCCCTACACGCGCCGGAAGAAACTGCGGACACGCCGGACGTCGCAAGTCGCCAAGGCCAGAGCCGCCGTCGAAACCGCCGCGGCACCGCCGGCAGAGCATCAGACCACGTCGTAGCGCATCACCGTTTGCCCGAAGGAGCACGAGACTCATGGCTGACACTTCCAAATCTCCAGCGGTCGCCAAGGCCGATGACTCGCACGATGCGCGCTACACCCACACGTCGTTCGAGTCGCCCGGTGGGCCCGGCGGGCGTGCCACCACGCCGACGAAATATCCAAAGTGGGTCACGCCGGTCGGCAAGAAGGCCGTCATCGTGAACGATCCCACGGAAGAGGCCAGCGTGATGAGTGGCAAGGGATTCAGTCGCATCAGCGCCATGTGCGCGATGGCCCTGATCGCGCTCGTCCTGATCGCGGTCCCGCAGGCCGTGACGGTGCTGACCACGACCACGCTCTCGGCGGCTGTCGCGGCTCCCGCGCAGGGTGCGCCGGCCAACACCGTGCGGTTGACGGCGATTACCGGCGTCACTGCGAATACCTCGATCTATGTGGACCTGGAACTGATGCGCGTGACGGTCACGCCGACCACCGCATCGCAGCCGGTCTCCGTGGCTCGCGCACAGAATGGCACCCTCTCGGCGGCTCACGCCTCCGGCGCGACGGTCACGCTGGGTCCGAACAACGCCTTCAACGTCGGCGGCCCGCCGGCGGGCCCCTGCACGGGCGCGGCACAACTCTACTCGCCGTGGATCGACGTCCAGACGGGTAATTTCTGGGTCTGCCGCGGGGGCGGGACAACCGGGACATGGAACGGCACGAACATTCGCGCGTTGACCTACAACTCGACGCAGACTGGGACGCCCTAATTCGCTGGCAGGACATCGCAGGGGGACTGGTGTTGGTCCTCCTGCTGCTCACCGCTCGGCGCGCAGCGGTCTTCACGAGCGACCTGACGCTGTGGACCGATGCGACGCAGCAGGCACCCACCCTCCTTCGTCCCCACTTAAATCGCCGGAAGGCCCTCATTGGTGAGGGCCGTTGGCTTGAGGCGCTGGACGAATGCACGACGGTCTTAGCCTTGGTCGCGGACGGGAAAGGGACGACCTACGGGCGTTCCTTTGCGGCCTCGCAGTGCTTCTCGCGCTGACGGCGCTCGCCTATATGCCGGTGCCGTGGGCCGGCTGGGTCTACGAAGACGCCGCCTGGATTGCGGAGCGGGACTTCTGGTACATCGCCAGCACCTACCACCTGGTCGCGCTGGTCTCCACGCTCAATGACTGGATCGGCGGCTTCACCCCGCGCAGTTACCACCTCTTCAACGTCGCGCTGCACATGCTGAATGGCGTGCTGATCGGCGTGCTGGTCGGCGGCGCGCGGCGGCCGCTGGCGGCGTTCACCGCCGCTGGTGTCTTCCTACTACACCCCCTCCAGGCCGAAGCGGTCGCGTATGTCACCGGGCGCTGGGAATTGCTCGTGGCGCTCGGCATCCTGGTCGGACTGCTCGCGATCCGGTCGGAGGAGCCGAGCAGGGGATTGGTCGTGGCCGGCGCGGGCCTGTTCGCGCTGGCGGCCAAGCCGTCCGGCGTGGTGGCCCCGGCGCTGATTCTGTTGGGCGCCTCGACCTGGGCCGCGGCGTGGGTGCCGGTGACGATCTGGACGTGCGGCTTCGCGGTCCTAGTGCCGCGGATCTGGCGCATCCTCTGGAGTCCGTCCGCGCTCGCCGTCGACGTGTCGCCCCTGCTTTACGCGTGGCAGCAGTTCACGACGGCGCTCCAGTATCTCGGCATGGTCATTGTGCCGGTGGGCCAGACGATTGACCACGAGCCTGGCCTGATCGGTACGGGGATGCTGGGCCTGCTCGCGTGGTTCGCGCTGTTCTACTTCCGGCCGTCATCCCGACCGATCCTCGGCCTGATGCTGGCGTGGATCGCCATTGCGCTGGCTCCGCGGCTCGTGGCGCGCATTCCGGAGTACCTGAACGAGCATCAGTTCTACGTGCCGATGATCGGCGTGAGCCTGGCGCTGGGACGAGTGGTCGATCGTGGATAACACGACGGCTGGTATCTGGGCGCTGATCATCACGACCAGCGCGGGTCTCATCAAGCAGTTCTGGAGCGATTGGGAAGCCTCGAAGCGCGAAGAACGGGCAGAGGCACGAGCGGATCGTGAGCGTGCCTTCGCCACGTCTGAGCGCGTGACGGTGGCGAAGGCGCTGGCCACGAATATGGAGCACGCGGCGCGAACCTCCGCGAACGCCACGGACGAGATCAAGGACGCGCTGGCGGCCAACACGGCCCTGACGGCTGACGTTGGCAAGAAAGCTGATGCGGCCTACAAGGAAGCGAACACCGTCAACGCCAAGATCGAGAGTCTTGGCCTGCAAGTGACCGGCGCAGGCGCAAGCGAGGCCCACTGATATGAATCTCATCCTCATCATCCTTGTGATCCTGCTGCTTCTGGGTGGCGGCGGGTACTACGGCACCACCGCGAACTGGCAAGTGCCTCAGTATGGTGGCGGCCTCATCGTGTTGATCCTCGTGATCCTGCTCCTGCTGCTGCTGACCGGCAATCTTCGGGTGCCGCGGTGAAATTCACCGAGCTCGCTCGAAAGGCGCTCCGGACCATCAACGCGGCGCCGCGCGCCGGAGAGGTCAGTCCGGAAGACCTGAACATCGCCTTCGAGGCCGCCAACGACATGCTGGACGCCTGGGCCGCCAAGCGGCTGACGATCTTCCAGGTGCAGCGCAAGGTCTATCCAGGCGTCACCGGTAAGGGCAGTCCGTCGAATCCCTACACCATCGGCCCGGGGGGCGATTTCGATCAGCCGCGCCCGCTCTGGATCCCGAACGCGGAATGCCAGGTCAACACGACCACCCCGCCGTTTGAATTCCCGCTCAACATCCTGAAGGATGACGATTGGGCGCGCACGAGTATCAAGGCGCTGGCGTCGTCGCTGCCGAGCGACCTGTATTACGACTACCGATTCCCGGTGACGGGCATCGACACCGGCCTCGGGCAAATCTACCTCTACCCGGTGCCGAACGGCGGCCAGCCGATCTCGATCGTGCTCTACACACCGCTCGCGCTGGCGCGGTTCGCCGATCGGGACATCACGGACTACACCTTCCCGCCGGGCTATGCGGAGGCGTTGCGGTATCAACTCGCGATCCGTCTCGCGATTGAACTCGGCTACGAACAGCCGCAAGACCTGAAAGACATGGCCGCGACGACCTTTGGGGTGATTCAGCGCCCGAACGCGCGCATCCCGGTCCTGCGCTCCGATCAAGGCATGGCGGGTATGGCCGGCGGCGGTTTCTATAACTGGCGACTCGGCACGATGACGAGGCGTGGCTGATGGGTGATCGGACGCCCCGTCTCTTCGATCTCGCGGCGCTTCCGCTACTGCCGATCAACGCGCGGCAGGCGGCGTATGCCGCACTGCTCGAGACCGGCAATCTCGCGCAGGTCAACGCGAAGATCCGCAACTTCTTCCAGCGCGGCTTCATCACGAATCAGGACTGGCTCACGATGACACTGACGGCGGCCGGACAGTCCGCGATGGATAGCCAGTGAGGTTTGAGGGCTTCTGCGGGGGGTCCGCGACTGAGCGCGTGCCGACGATCAACATCGAGCGGTCCATCAATTTCTATCCGGTGTTCTCCGACTCCGGCACGCCGAAAGCGCCCGTCTACAACGCCCACACGCCAGGGTCGCGCCCGTGGGTGGTGTTGAGCGCCGGCCCGGTGCGCGCGATCTTCTACGAGGACGGCCGGTGTTTCGCGGTCGGCGGCAACACGTTCTTTGAGGTCTACGGATCGCAGAACTACCTGGCGCGCGGCCCGGTCGCCGTGGATGGTTACGCGGCCACCATCAGCACGAACGGCACCGCCGGGCACCAGTTGTTCATCACGAGCGGAGGCCACGGCTACATCTTCGATCTGATCGCGAACACGCTGACCGAGATCACCGATCCGGACTTCCTCACGCCGACCGCGATGGGGGTCTTCGTCGATGGCTACTTCGTGTCGCTGGTCCGCGGCACGCGCACCTTCCAGTTGTCGGACCTTGAGGACGGCACGAGCTGGAGCGGGCTGGACGTCGCCGAGGTGTCGCAGTCGAGTGACAACCTGATCTCGATGACGGTGCATCGGCGGGAACTGTGGCTGGCCGGGTCCAAGACGACTGAGATTTGGGCCGACATCGGCGCGGCGAATTTCCCCTTTGCGCCGATTCCTGGCGCGATGCTCTGGGAAGGCGTGATGGGGCTGTCCTGCACGGCCGAACTGGACAACAGCCTCTTCTGGGTGGGCCAAAACGCCAACGGCGATCGGATGGTCTACAAGGCGGATGGTTACGCGCCGCAGCGCGTCAGCACCACGGCGATGGAGCAGTACTTGTCGCAGGCCACGCGCACGGACGACATCGTGACCTACGTGTACCAGGAAGAGGGCCACGCGTTCTTTGTGATCCTCGTGCCGACGCTGCCCACCACGCTCGTGTACGACATCGCGGGGCCGCCGCGGGCGAAGTGGCACGAGCGGGCGGATTGGGACGATCGGGTGGCGCGCTGGACCCCGCATCCTGGCCGCTGTCACGCGCTCGCCTTCGGTCGGCATCTCATTGGAGACCGGCGCTCGCCAGCCATCTACGAACAATCGCTCAACTTCAACACGGATCAACTCGTACAACTGCTCTAGGAGAGGATGCTGACATGGCGCTGAATACGACACTCGCGAACGTGGGGGCCAACGCGGCGGCCGATGCCGTCTGTGCTCTGTGCAACAGCGGATTCTTGGACATCTACGACGGCACGCAGCCGGCGACCGCCAATACCGCGATCTCGACCCAGAACAAGCTCGCGGGTCTGACCTTCGGGGCGACGGCATTTGGCGCGGCCTCGCTCGGTGTCGCCACGGCGAACGCCATCGGGAGCGACGCATCGGCCGACATGACCGGCACGGCGTCGTGGTTCCGCGCCTGGAAGAGTGACCACACGACCGCGGTCTTCGATGGCAGCGTGGGCCTCTCGGGCTGCAACCTCAACCTGCTGTCGACCTCGATCACGGCGACACAGACCGTCTCCGTGACGGCGATGACCTACACGCAGAAGAAAGTCGAATAGCGCGGCCACTCGTGTGGAAGGCCCGTAAGGCTGGAGCCACGTCCCGATGCCGCCACCGATCACGGATCCGCTTATTCACGCGTCGACCCTCGTGTATAAGGGCGCGTTCCGCCTCCCGTCGAGTGGGGGGCGGTACGACTTCCCGGGTGGAGGGCTGTGCTATAACGCGGCGAACGATTCGCTGTTCGTCACCTCGTACGTTGACTTTCATTCCACGGGCGAGATCACCATCCCGACGCCGATCAAGGGTGCGCCATCCCTCAGTGCGCTGAATCGGGCCGAGGTCATTCAGCCGATCGCTGATCCCTCAGACGGATCATGGGTGCTGCTGAACAACGGATCCGGCATTCACATGGGTGGGATGCTGACCTACGGCGGGCGCCTGATCGTCACGTACTATCGCAGTTACGACACCGACGGCTCCCAGCCCTACAGTCATTGGGCGCGCAATCCGACTCTGATCCCTGGATCTGATTACGTCGGCCCTGTCACGCTGCAAGTCACTGACGCGGTCGGCACGTCTGGCGTCCACGCGGGCAGCGTCTCCGGCTACATGGGGACGATTCCCGCGGCGTGGCAGACCGCGTTCGGGGGGCCATGCCTGACCGGGCAATGCGGTATTTCTATTTTTTCGAGAACATCGCTGGGGCCTGGCGTCTTCTCATTCAATCCGGATGACATCGGATCGGTCAACCCGGTACCCACTACCCCACTGGTGTTCTATCCAGGCGCCCATCCGACGCTCGGCGTGTATGGGGATCCCACCCCGAATAATCTCTTCAATGGCACCATGCAGATGGGGGGGGTGTGCTTTCCCGAGGGGTCGCGCTCGGTGCTGTTTTTTGGACTCATCGGGATCGGCGAGTACCACTACGGCAACGGCACGCCAGACCCGTCGCTCAACGGCACGCTCGTGCCCGGCTACACGAATCGGTATTACTTCTACGATCCGGTCTTTCAAACCCCGGGCGATCACGCGTATCCCTACATCGCCCAAGTGTGGGCCTATGACGCCGCCGAGCTCGCGGACGTCGCGGCTGGAACCAGGGATGCCTGGACGGTGGTCCCGTACGAGACCTGGCAAATTCCATCGGACTACTACAGCTTCAATCCGCGGCCCGCCGGCGCGGCCTATCGCGCGTCCACGGGGGAAATTTTCATCCTCAAGACCTTTGGCGATGGTGACGCGCCGCTGGTTGATGTGTACCAGTTACCAGCGCCGTCAACGGATCGCTATGTCGCCACGACCGGCAGCAACGCCAACGCCGGCACGATCGACGCGCCGTGGCGCGACATCGCCTACGGAGCCTTGCAGGTCACGGCAGGCGTGACGCTCTGGGTGCGCGGCGGCACCTACGACGAAAGCCTGACCGCGTGCAACTCCGGCACGGGGACGTCGTGGGCCGACGCCAATCTGGTTCGGATCGCGGCGTATCCCGGCGAGACGGTCTGGATGACGCCGAGCGTTGCCAACGCGGGTAGCAACATCATCTGGTTCGACGCCGACATTCACTTCGTCGAGTTCGATGGGATCAATCTGGATGGCCGGCCGACTCGGCAGAATGGTCTCTGGACATCGACGAACAACGGCCATAATCCGCACCACATCCGGTTCCAGAACGCTGAAGCGATCGCGGGCATGAGCTTGCCTGGGGAGGCTGGTGCCGCGGTCATCAGTCTGGGCGCGCACGCGAACATCGGCGGCGCGACGGGGTTCAACTGGGTCCGAAACTGCACACTGCATGGTGGTGGGGCACCCGGTCTGTGCGGGGTGTTCTGTGCAGCGGTTGGTGTCTACATCCAAGGGCCGAACAACATCGTGGAGCAGAGCGACATCTACGATACCGGCGGTGTCGGCATTCAGATTTACAACGGCACGGGCGATGCGCCAGACAACAACACCATTCGGCGTAACCGGATTCACGACATCACGAGGCTCGGCGATCCGGCGGAAGCGTGGGGCATCCTCGTCTCACAGGGTCTCAACAACCGGGTCGAGAACAACCTGGTGTATCGGGTGTTGGTCGGTAATCAACTCGGGGACGGCGGGATTGCCGTCGCGGGCGTGGGCACGACGGTCTGGTACAACACCGTCTACGGGAATCTTCAGAGCGGCATCATCGTCGGTAGTGGCGCGGTCAACGCGCTCATCCAGAACAACATCACGGACGGCAACGGGAGCGACTACAGCAATAACAGTGGCAGCACCGTCGCCAACCATAATCTGATCGGACTCAATCCACTGTTCGTGGACGCGGCGACCGATGATTTCCATCTCCGCGTCAACAGCCCGGCGCGCGGCACGGCGATCGGTCTCTTACAAGTGCCGACCGATTTCGACGGCAACCCCCGGCCGACCTCCGGCGCCTCGGACGCGGGCGCGTATCAGTTCACGAGTAGCAGCACCAACTCAGGAACCGCTGCCGTGGCGGTGCGAGGCCCAGGCGTGGCGGCGTCTGGTCAGACATCCGGCGGCGGCGGCCCGGCGGCTGTGGCAATCAAGGGGCCGACCGTCAACGCGACGGGTCGCTCCACGCTGATTGGCACGGCGACATCGGCCGTGAAGGGGCCGACCATCAATGCGGGTGGCGGCGGCGCGTCGGTCACTGGAACGGTCGCCTCGGCGATTGCCGGGCCGACCATCACCGCGTCTGGAAGTGCGCCGATCGCTGGCACCGCCGCGCTTGCCGTGAAGGGACCGACCGTCCTCGGGGCGGGCGGCCAGTTGCCGGCGACCGGCACGATCACGCTCTCCGTGAAAGGTCCGGCTCTCGCGGCGACCGGACAGGGGCAATCGTCCGGCTACGTGATTCTCGGGATCGGTGGGCCGAGCGTGGTCGGCGGCCAGGACTCGTCGACGACGGGCACGGCGACGGTCGCTGTGCTCGGGCCGCGCATCAATAGCTTTGGTGCCGGCGTGTCGGCGACGGGCACAGGTGCGGCCGCCACGGCTGGCCCCACCGTGTCGGCTACGAGCAGTGACAACGCCGGGGCGGCTGCGGCCGCGATCCTTGGGCCGACCATCGCGAGTGCTGGGACGACGGGCTCGGTTGGCACCGTGGCCTCGGCGACGGCTGGTCCGAGTGTGCAGGCCAGCGGATCGGGGATTGGTGTCGGCACAGCGACGTCGGCCATCGCGGGACCATCAGTGGCCGGGACTGAGACGGCGCCCTACGTGACCGCCATCGTGACCGGCCTCGACGGCAACTGTGCGCGGAACGAGATCACGATTACGGGCCTGCATTTCCAGGCTGGGGCGACCATCGTGTTGACGGGCTATCTCGACGTCGTGGAGACGTTCGACCTCGTCAGCCTGGCCCCTGCGAAGATCGTCCTCAACAACTTGAATCCGCCGCTCTTGAGTCGCACGCAATACTGTGTCACCGTGACGAACCCGTAATGCCGAGCAATACCAGTCCGGCTACCGCGATCGTCGTGACGCTGCCCGCCACCGTCACGGTCGATCTGTTTGATGCGATCGGCACCGGGCTGTGGTATGCCTTTACGCCCACCTCGGATGCCGATCCGTGCTACGTGGGAGCGCGGGTCCTACCGAATCCTCCGGACGAATTCGCCAAACTCTCGGCCTACAAGAGCCTGGCACTGTTGCCCATCTCGGCATTCGGTGCGATGGAGGTGGATTCCTTCGACCCCATGCAGGTGCCGGTGTCGGCCGGCAACACGTACTATTTCAAGATCATCTCGGTGATTCCGCCCTCGGGGTCGGTCATGGCGACGTTCACGCTCATTGCCCCACCGAGTCTCCCGGCAGCGATCGGCAGCATCATTGTGCCGGACGATGGATTCCCCTTCCCGGCGGTGATGATCGGTCGCGACAGCGAAACGGTGGTCCGCGCGTTCCCCTACGCCTCTGGAGAGAATGGCGATATTCTCCCGGCGCAGATCACGCTCATGGAAGCCAAGGACGGCACGGGCGGCGTGCAGACGGTCAATCTGTACGATGCCGAGTTCAACCTCCTGGCCGAGATCGAGCCGCCCTCTGGCCGATCCTTTGGCGGCGACATCTCTGCGGATCAAGTCGATACGTTCTATACGATTTCGACGGATTCTCCCGTGACGTCGTTGCTACTACAGGGGATCTCGAATACCGGGGCCTCCACGGGAAGCTGGACCCTTCCCGGAACGGCCTTCGCGCAACTCTCCGTGGCGCCGGCCGGCACGATTCTCTATTGGTCGTCGGCGGCGGTCAACGGTGCGATTCACCGATTCGACATTCCCGGCAATGCCGCGCTGTCGGATCTGGTCTCCGGCGTGGCGACGTTCAACACGCACGAGATCATGACGCTGGCTGACGGGTCGATCCTGGTCGCGTATCGGAAAGTGCCGGAGACGTCTGACTTCATCAGGCGCTACAGCGCGGCCGGGGCGGCGCTGATGGATTACGCCGTGGGCACCTACGCCTCTGGCTTCATCATCGATCACATGGCCCGCGATCCGGGAGGCGCGGCGGCGTTCTGGGTGTGGCTCCAGACCGCGTCCAATGACACCTCGAAGTTCATCAAGGTTGACACCGCGGCCGGGACGCGCTCGGAAACCGTCACGATCCATAACTTCGAGCACGGGCTCGCCTTATTTCCGGAGGACACGCAGGATTTCGGCCCGTCGCAGTCGTGCCCGTTTTTCTTACTGACGGCGCCGGTCAATGAGCCGGTCTGCGCGACCATCGTCTGCCCACAAGGCTACGGCGTGGTCGAGAAGACGATCCGTCGCGAGCGGATCACGCCACACATCTCCAACGAGCAAAAGAACGTGTTCTACCCGGCGATTCAGGTGGAAGTGCGACCGGGCACTGGCCATACGATTCCGCCCGGCGTCCAGCCGCAGGTCATGCTCAGCGTCTCGTTCGACGGTGGCTATAATTGGACGCCGGAAACCTGGATGAGCGCAGGCGAGCTCGGCGACTATCGCAAGCGCGTCATCGCGCGGCAACTCGGCTACGGACGGGACGTCGTGTTCAAGGTCATCGTCTCGGATCCCAACGTCTGGGATCTGCTCGGCGCGTACTTCGATCCGCCACCCATACGAGGACGCCATTGACCATCTTATCGAAATGCTGCCTTGCGCCGATTCTGAAAAAGGGTTGACTGTGGTTTTGCTCCCAGTGTGGGAGCCAAATACATAAGGACTGCCGAGATGCCGACCGCGCTGTATCCGCCGCTGAATGATCCGCCGCTCGAAGGCGACCTGCTCACGCCGAATGGCGCACGCGGCACGCCGAAGCGCCCGTTCTTCTCGAAGGCGTGGCAGCAATACTTCGCGCGATTGGCCCAGGCCGCAAGTGGCGGGATTGCGCCAGCCGGGGCCGAGTACGTCCTCACCGCACCGAATCCCGCGCTCCCGGCCGCCGCGGTGCTGGTCTCGACGGACACCGTCACCGTCGACACCGCCACGCCGGGACAGGTCAAGTTGCACGCCCGCACGGGCATTGCCTACGTGCCGCTCGCGCTCGGTGGCGAACCGCTGACCTTTGTCTCGGACGGATCCGGTAACCCGATTCTCGTGTCGTATGCCCCATGAGTGATACCGCCCTCGACAAATTCCTCAACTATGGCACGGCGGCAGAACGCATCGCGTTCACCCCGTCCCCGCCGCCTCTGGCCACGCTCTACTTGTGGTATGAGACGGACACCGGAGACACATACGTCTACGATTCGTCGTGGCATCTCGTCAGCGGTACGGCTGGCATCGTACGCCGTGAGGTCGTGGTCATGAGCGATGCGGCCATCAAGAGTTCGCCGACCGTGCCCGTCGAACTCATAGCCGCCGCGCCCAGCGGGTTTCGCTATCGACTCATCGCCTACACGATCATGGTCGACACCACGTCCGGCGCGTATACCGGGATCGACCCGACATACGCCGACTTGCACCTCCTGCTCGGGACGAACTATGTGTCGTATGGTCCCGTCGATGATGCGACCACGACACCGGTCTTGGCTGGGGTGACGGCGTTGCTCGGGACGGTCGCTGCCTCGGTGTATGACGTCGCGGTCCCATCCGTGGCGTCTCCTAGTGGTGGACCACCGACCTTCAATCAGTACGTCATGAACGTCAATGTGGGGTCACGAGGAGAACAAGAGGGCGCCGCGCTGATCTTCGCGATGGACAATGACGGCGCGGGAAATCTTGGGGGCGGCCACGCGGACAATACGATGACGCACACCATCTACTACGCGCTTGAGGCGTTCTGACGTGGTGCCGATCACCTCGGATCTGGCGGGCTACGCGGAATTCTGGAGCCGCGCGCTTTGGCGGTTGATTCTCGCGCTGTTCGTGATCTCGCTGCCGATTGACGTGTTGCTCTGGTTGATCTGGAGGAAGTAATGGCGTACCTGTTTCCTGGCGGCTTAATACCGTGGACCGAGCGCCGGTTCACCGACGCGAACGGTGTGCCGCTGGCCAACGGCTTCTTCGAGAGCTACATCGCTGGTACGAGCACGCCACTGGAGACGTACAACGATGCCGATCTGAACACCGCGAATCCAGTCGTGATGGTCTTGAACGACAACGGCTGCACGCCGTTTCCGACCTATCTCCTGCCGCGGATGTACAAGATCATCATCCGGGACTTCGCCGGCATCGCCCAGCCGCACTACCCGTTCGACAACGTGGGCGACATCGGGCAGATCTTCGCGGAGTACTTCGGCACGTATTCCGGCAACGGCAGCAAGGACGTCACGAGCGGCTACCTCACGGTGAACACCGACCACTTCATCACGGTCGCGTCCACGGGTGGCGTCAACCCCTGCATCATCAACCTGGCGAGCGCGGCCATTGCGATCTGGCCCCTCACCATCAAGAACGAGGGCACGGTCCCGCTCAGCCTGCAACCGTGGGGGAGCAACACGATTGACGGATCCGCGACGCCATTCGTGGTCCCGGCCGCGGCCTACCCGGTCCTGCCGGCCATCACGCTCCAATCGGACGGGGTCAGCGCGTGGAAGATCGTCAGCAGCCACGGGGTTGCGTGACGGTCCATCTAAGCAAGTAGACTCTGGAGGCGCATGGCCTACGACGCGCCCGATTACACCGTCGTTCTGTGGGATGCCAGCGGCAAGCCCTACTGGAAGACCGCCTCCGGGAAAAAGACCTACATTCCGCCGATCACCGCCATGCAAATGAGCGATGATCCGAAGGCGCTGGCCTGGGCGAAAAGCCAAGGCTTCAGCATCGGCACGAAAGCTGATGGGACGCTCGACGTCAAGACGAACGCGCCGGGCTCAAGCCTGCTGAAGAACCGCGGTGTCTGGAATTCAGAGACCGGTCAGTACGACCAGGGCATCAATTGGGGCAACATCGCGGCCATCGGGATCGGTGGCGCGATTGCGGCCCCGTTTGTCGTGGGCGCGCTCGCGGGAGGGGCCGGCGCGGCCCCTGTGGCTGGTGGTACTGCCGGAGCAACTGGCGGGGCGGGCGGTGTCGGCACACTGTCCGGCATTGCCCCGACGCTTGAGGGTAT